TTAGATATTCGCGGCGTTCTCCTGATGGTCGGGCGAGTGGTGCCCATAAACCCGTTCCAGTGTCTTCACGCTCATTCCAAGGAAGCCGGCCGCCTCCCAGATCGGCACGCCGGCCTGCATCATCCACGTCGCACGGGTGTGGCGTAGCGTGTGCTTCGTCACCCCCTTTAGCTCCGACGCCTCGATAACCTTGCGCCAGGCACCGTGCGGGTCTTCGACCTGACGAGCGCCGGGATGGTGCGGGCTGGTGAAGTAGCAGACCAGCCTTTGAGCGCCGTCCAAGCGCTTCCACCGCTTCAGGTGCGCTGTGATCCGCCGGCCAAGCCTGACCTTTGGTGCGCGCTTTTTCTTATCCTGCGTCTTCCCCTCGGGCGTCCGAGACATGACGCCGGCCTTGAGATCGACCTGTGCCCATGTCAGCGACAGCAGCACGCCGGGGCGCGATCCTGTGTAGAGGCCGAGAAGGATCATTCGGCGGAGATGCTGATAGCGGCGAGCGGCCCATAGCAGCCGCGCAGCCTCCGATCGCGTCAGCCAACGTTCCTTCGGCGGGTTTAGCTCGGGCTTCCAGAACAACGGCTGAGCGTCGAGTGGACCATATTCGCCGTGCCAATACTTGACAGCGGCCTTGAGCACCTTCAGGTCGCCCCAGGCGCCGGCAGCCGTTTTGGTCTTCACATATTCCTTGCAGCTCTTGATGCTGACGTCACTGACGCGCTTCTCGCCCCACCACTTCAGCAGGTTAGAGATGTGGTAGCCAATGTTGCGGGCGCTCGGCTTGTCCGGTGCGACTTCGTTTCCATAGGCTGCCAGCACTTCGGCGATCATGGGCGTGCTCGACGGGGTAGCTCGATGCTTTTTCCCAAGGTAGTCTTGGAGCCGTTTTTCAGCCTTAGCGCGGTCTCCCTCGCCGCAGCCAGTGCGGACGAAGCGCGTTCCGTCTCGGATGACGAACTGCTTGCGCTTCGCATCCCAATAGAGGCGTGCACCTTTTGATCGACGCGGCATTGACGAACCATTTCCTTCACATCAGCGGGCGTCGTGTAATAGCGCTTCCCGATCTTGTAAATTGTCAAGCGACCGCGCTCCGCCTCAGATCGTAGCGTCCACACAGAAAAGCCGAAGTGCGCCGCCGCGTCCTTCAGCGTTATAGTGTCCTCGTCTTGAGTCATGCCCACCCCGGCACGAACACGTCTTCTGGGTCGTCGGTCAGAACTCTATTGACTTGCCCGTGGCGGTACGCCTGTTCGAGGTCAACGCATGGGCTAGAAATGTCGTCGGCGGTATCACCGAACGCACCGCAGTCGAAGCAGCCCCATTCGGAATCCTGATCGTCGGTGATCTCTCCGACATTCTCGGAGAAGCAGAGCAGGCACTTAGGCATCATTGTCTCCTTGCTCGTGAACTACGTTTGGATTCCCATCTTCGTATGGATTGGTCGGGCCGCAGAAGGTCGGCGCAACTCCATGCAGGCGCTCCAAAATGCGCGCGTTATGGTCGGCGGCCTTTCTTCCCGCGGTGGCCGCCAGACCACGCAGAACGGGGAGAAAGTCCCCTGGAAGCTCATTGTCGTTCATCAGGTCCACACTTGTTCGACGTCACCGTGCATGTGGGATTTGCGAGCCGGATCAACACCTCGGCGTGACATGGCTGATCAAGGGCGCACCAGCATGCGAGGTTCTTGCCGCGCAGCTTTTCGAGCGTCGCGCCGCTGGCTATGCCGATCAAATCCGTCACGTTGCCGCCGGACTCTCGCCAGCGGTTGATGTCGTGGCTCTGTATCGGGAACCTTCTCGTGCAAGCCTGGAATAGATCAACCGCATGTTGGTGGTCATAGGCCAAGCACGCCTTGAAGGGATTGCCCCACGGTGAGGGACGGCCGACATAGACCGTATTGGCTGGCATCTTCCATCCCGGAGTCCGCTTGCGTTGGACGCGCCTGACCATCACAGCTCCTTTGAGGACAAGGCGGAGGAGGGGTGACGCAGCCAATATTCGCTTACGCGGCTGTGATCCCAGACGCGCAACGCCAGCTCTGCGTCTTCTAGACGCTCCTTTAGCTGCACCGCGTCGCTGCTAGTTTTTAAGGCTTCGCGGGCATCGCGAACGTGCCCAACGGTGATGTAAGCCGCGCTGCCATTGCTTCCGACGAAGAACACGACGCTATCGTCGGATGAGCAGTCTGCTAATTCTTCGATCGGCAGACGTACTAGGGCGCGCAGGGCGTTTAGAGCCTCTTCTGTCATTTCATCCCCGTTGATCTGAAGCCAATGAGGGTCTTGCGGCGGCCCAGTCCTGAAGGCTCGCGCAGCACTCAGGGCAAAGCGTGATCTTGTAGTCGAGCCAGAATAGCTGCTTGCCTTGGTATCCCTGCGCGCTGGCATGGCCCCACTTTGCACGCAGCTCCGTGTTGCCGCATGGGATGTCTTCCGCCTTTTCGCAGCGGTCGCATGTGAAGCGTTCGAGGGTGATGCTGGAAAGTCCCATCACTCGCCCCCGCTCACTTGCGAGGTTCCCACATCAGGGCGAGTGAGGCGGCACACGGCCTCAGCAACCTCAAGCCTGTGCTTCAGGTCTCCGACTAGAAATTGCATTTCCAGATACCAGCCCTGAAGCTTGGTGAGACGATCCTCCAGTGTGTCGCCTGGGACGTCGCCGAGCATGTCCATGCAGCGTTCTATTATCCCCGCGCGATGGTGGTTCAGCTTTGAAATCGCGTCGTACCGCTCCGACTTGCAGCGCATACACGAGCAAACTTCCGTCATGCGGGGTCTCCTGAATGGTGATGCGAAGACATTGGTTATGCGCGCCCTTGGCTGCGCTGGAGTTGGTCCAACACCTGCTTGTTGCCGTGCTCGATGTTCTGGGCGACGACTTCCATTGCCTGATCCGGCGTCACCGTCCGCTGATCTTGCAGCGCGACAAGCTTTCCGAGCATGTTGGATGCGACAGCCAAAAGCTCCAGCGCCGTCAGTTTGTCCGCGTGCCTATTCACTAAGGCACACAGATCCTGATAGGCAACTTCGTGCTCGTGCTTTGCGGTGCGGATACTCATGTTCCCACCTTTGGCCCTTCCGCGCCGTCCATCTCGTACCAAGTGAATTCGCCATCGGCACCGACCGGGAAGTGACCTCGGCAGGTAGTGCAGAACGTGCCGGTATAGAACTCCGGATCGCGAGCATAGGTCTCGGCGATGTCCCGGCTCATGGTGGTGATCTTTCCGCACTTCAGATGCCGGTAGGCGTCTCGAAAGGGGCGCACAAAGCCCTTAGCGCGTTCATCCGGACGCAGAACGATGTAGCCTTTCTGTTGGCCGGACGCGGGGTCGATCTCGCGATGGTCAGCCGTCACAGGTCCGCCGCCAGACAGTTGGCGAGCGTTCCGATCAACGGGGACTTTGGCAGCGGCCTCGCGCTTGGCTTCTTCAAGACGCCTCTTGGCCGCAATAACCTTCTTGGCCGCGTCATTGACAATCTTGTCGGCGGCGGCGCGCTCTGCGACAGCGGAGTCATAGGCGGCCTGCGCCTGTTCCAGTTCAGTCATTTTTCACCTGTTGGATGCTGTGGGCGCGTGAGCGAGGATGACTTATGAAGCACGTCGAAGTGCTCTAAGATAACCTCGGTAATCAGCCTCTTGTCGGTCTTGGCTTGACCGACAACCATGGCGATTTCCTCGGGTGTCGCTTCCGCTCTCTGCGGTACATCGGGGATGAGGGTGTCCAGCCGCTCGACTTCGGCCTGTAGCTCGCGCACGGCATCGGCTGGCGTTTGCTCGCTCTCTTGAAGCCCGAGCACTTCGACAACCTCGATAAAGTCCTTGTGGTCGGACGCGGACCACAAAATATCATCGGTGGGGTGCCGATCTTCGTAGTTGCCGCGCTCCGGTGCCGACGTCCGGAAGAAATTCTGGCCAAGCCTCATGTGAGGTGGGTCCAGGTCACCCTTCAGCCACATCAGGTAAGTTTCTTTGATCCATGCAATGGGATCGCTGGTATCGGCAGCAGGTGCGCCGCAGTTGCATTCCGGGTGCAAACAGTACGGGTCGTCCCGGTGGCAGAGCCGGGCGCTCGCATTGTCGGCAGATGAGCGCTGGACAGGATTGGCGCAAAGGCATGGGCCGATCTCTTGCTTTTCGAGCACACACCCATCGATCGCATACGGGCAGGGCTCGACCGGAGCGGCCGGCGCGGCGGCCATATCCAGGCGCTCGCGCATTTTCTTGATGATCTTGTCCAGCGCCCCTTGAGCGTCGTAGTCGTCGTCAAGCATGTATTCGTCGTAGGCAGCAATCGCCTCACGAATGATATCGTAGTGCCTGCCGCGCGACTGAAGGTGGCCTTGCGCCGCCTCGATCGGTGTCCTGGTCATCTCAGCTTCCTTCAATTTCAAAACCAGTGTGTAAGGACCCGACATCGGCCCTTTCGCACAAAATCACGTTGCGCCCGCGATCGACGTACAGGGCTCGCTCAACGTCAACTGTGATCCAGTTATTCACAGCTCAGTCCCTGTTGTTGATGTAAGTCAGCCAGCCGACCAGCCAACGAATACCGGCTGCGGCGAAAGCCACGCCCACGGCAGCCAAAATCGCCGCGATCGCAAGGGCCACCAAAAACTCGCGCGGGTAGACTGAGTTTCCGATCCAAATCTGGTCATTCATTTTTCGACTTCTCCCGTTCAATCTCATGGGTGCGGCCGTAGAACTGATCTGGCGTCGGTGCAGGGCGCCCTGGATCGCCAAGTAACAGAAAGAGCAGCGATAGGAGCGCGGTCGTAAACATCAGAACGCCGCCAAATTGATAGGGGGTCACGACTGGCCCACCTGCTGTAGGTCGGCGTAGATCTCCCTCAAATGTCGGCGCGTCACATCGTCTGATGTGCTCTCCTCCGCCAACTGAAGTTGGCTTATCGCTCCTGCGATCTTCAATAGCGCTAAATTATGATCGTCCACCTCAGCTAGGGCGCAATCACGTTCTTTGAGTGCCTGACGCCAACGCCGTTCGTATTCCATGGCTCGGTGGTTCATGGCCTTCTCGTCGCCCCGGAGGGGGGCTACACATGCCGGAGGCAGAATCGACATTATGCCGAAATGATCCTCCGCTAGTTCGCGGTCGGAAAACACTTCGCCGCAATGAAAACAGCGCCAAGACAATGGCTCCGTCTCGACCTGTGCGCGAGCCTGTTCGTGGGTGCAGCCGCAACCGCAGCCACCCGAACAGTTCGGATAGTTCGAGCATTGAGCGCCGTAAAACGTACCGGCCGGAGCGGCCGGCGGCTGGGCGGCGTACAGAGCCATTCTCGGATAGTTTGGCGACCGCTCGCTGAATGATGCCGCCGCGTAGGTGTCAGACCATAACGGACCATTCCGAGGATGCACGGGCACAAAGGCAATCGGCTGTTGCTCTGGTTGGGCAGGAACGCGCATGAGGTTAGCCGCTACGAGCGCAGCCTTCATGCTCCGTTCAAGACCTTGGTCGGTCTCTGAAGGGGGCGACTTAAACCAGGCATTCAGGGCCGCATCTACCATCTCGGGCGTTGGTTCGTGAATACAGTCTGTGCGCCCGACGATCTCGCAGACACAAGGGTCTCTCTGGCACTCACTCATTGCCGCATCTCCTGGTCAACCACCATCCATACGAGAATGCCATCAGCGGCATAGTCGTCAGGGTCTAGGCCGCGACGGGCGCATTCTTCTCGCGCCTCAATCTCGCGCTCCTGCTCGGGCGTGATGTCGTTCGCACCGCTATCGATCAGGTAGTCGCCATATGTGATGGCCATGATCAGGTCTCACTTTCGATGTCAGCGGAACAGCTCTGTACAGGCTCGGTCATTGTCCCACCATCACAAGAGCGGTTGGATAAGCGGTCAGCGCGAAGATCCACGCCAGCCAAATGCAGATCACGGAGAAGCGGTCGGGGCAGGTCATGACGTGGCAACCGGCGTCTTGGGCTTGTGGATCGGCCGCTCGTCGCCTTGCTCGAAATACTTGCAGGCCTTCGCGAAGTGCGGAACGCGGTCGCCCTGCTGGCCGTGCATCAGGGCACGGTACTTGCCGCACGGAGCATCCTTGAGCAGGCCGCTGCTCGCCATGTAGCCGTCAGCCTCCCAGCGAGCGCAGGTGCGGCAGGTCTTGCCATCCGGCCCGGTGCCGCCCCAATAGGCCTGACCAGGCTTCGTTTCGGCTCGCTGCCGTGCCAAGGTCATATTCGGCTCGGTCAGGTGCGCAGACACGCTATCGGTCATCTCTCCCGTCTCCTTGTCGAAGTGGGCCAACAGGGCCATGAAGCGACGCTTGGTGAAGAAGTGGTCGTAACCCTGCTTGATCCTGGCCTTGCTGCGGCGCGCGACAATCCATCTGTGCTCGCCGATCTGGGCAGCGAGCCATTTCACGAATGCCTCAGGCGCATTGTCGTGGGCTGCGATCTGCATCAGTCGTAATCCTCGTCTTCGTCGTCATCGAAAAAGCCGCCAGACCGCTCTCGCTTCGGCAGGCTCTCCGCCAGATCGGTCAGCAAGTCAGAGGCCTCGCCAGCACTGGCTCCGCGCTTCACGAGCGCATCCCAGATCGCTTCACAGGCCATCCGCCCCGTAGGCGGGATGTGAGGTGCGTGAACTGCGGCCCACTGGTTGAAGGTCATGGCTCAGTTGCCCTGTTGGAGAGTGATAGAAACTGCGGTCATTGACTGAGTACCGCCGCACCGAACGCACACAACACAAGCGCACCAGATACGTAGTAGAGCCCGTCACATGCCGCCGCGACGGCGACGAGAAAGAGCGCGATGCGGACGATCATCAGAAGATCCTCCGGAGCACACGGCCGGCAGCGCGCAGGATCTCCAACAGCCCGACGCAGAACACGAAGACGCCGCCGAGAATGATGGTTTGGTTGATGAGGGGCTGGCTGATCATCGAAGCACCACGCTTCCGTCGATCTTCTTCTTGAACTTGCTGTCCCGAGAGCCGGGGAAGCGGCTCGGCTTCTTGATGCCGTTATGCTTGGCGCGAACCCGGTAGTCCTTCGACTTCTGCGCTAGATCCTGGGCGGTCTTGCGCTTGTGCGGCCCAACGAGCGCGGGAGCCATATTGCTCTCGCGATTTTCGCCGCCGTTGATGATGGCCTGCGGGTGTTCGATCTCCCACTTGTCGCCCGCCATAATCTTGCGGCCTGACAAGTAGCAAATGCCGTTATGGCGCTCGAACACCCGCAGACGGACGCGCGGAGGGGCTGGCGTATCCGGCGTCTTACCCCGCCACTCAGGTACTTCTCTACTCATCTGAATGGCCTCCGATTGCGGTTCTGCTCGCTGCCGGTTGCCCATCGGCAATTCTCTGGCGAGTAAGGTCCATCATTGTCGCGACGATCGAGGGAATGCTTGGCGCTGGGCCGCAATCCCATATCCGCGATGAAATTTGCGAATGAGGACCGCCAACGGTCACACATGACGATTCCGCGCCCGCCGTAATCGGCGTATTTGCGGTTCTTTATGCTGTAGCAACGCGAGCGTGCGTTATCCCAAGCCTTGTATTCCGGGGAGTTGGACATCTGGTGCGTTCGGTGGGCACCTTTGACGCAACCACAAGAGCGAACCGTGCCGGCCCTGATATGCCCTGCATATTTTGTTGTTTCGTTGCCGCAGTCGCATTGGCAGCGCCAGAACGTGCCTCGCCGTCCTTGATGTTTGACTTTCTCGATTGTCACGACGGAGCCAAATCGCATGCCGGCCGTGATCTGACTTTGAGTGGCCATCATGCGTCTTCAAGCTCCTCTTGATCGTGGAACTTGATGCCGTTCTCGGCGCCCCATGCCTCGATCCAATCCATCAGCTCTGTCATTTCCTGAACCGACAGGTCGGAAGACGAGCGGCCACAGGGGACCATGCCGGCGCGATTGAGAGCGGGCAGATACTTGATCTCGACGCCGCGCTCTTCCGCATAGGCGTGCATGAACATCGTCTTCCATGCTTCAGTGTTGTAGCGGCGGCCATCAATGCGGCCCTGGACGGCGCAGTCCGTTAACATTGCCCAAAAACGCGAATTTTGATCGAGCGAGCGCGCCGGCCCCTTAAACTCAACTCTGGAGCCGGTTGCAGCCCTGCGAATCCAGTCGATCGCCTGCTCGCGCTTGGCTGTGCTATCGAGTGTAAGCAATGCCCGGCTCATGCGGCGCTCCTCTTGAGCTGTTCAGTCAGGCCGCCAGCCGTCCGGATCGCATCCACGACATTTGCCAGTTCGGCGTTGAATTCCTTCACGGCGCCGGCAAGCGTTGCGATATAGCCGTCATCGCGGGGCACGCGGACGATCAGGAGCGGGAGGCGAGGGCAGTAGGACACGAAGTCCCACCACTGACGCTCGGCAACCCACATGCTTCCTTGGACCTGCGCGCGGTGCTCGGCTGGCAGATCGCCTTTCAGGAGGCGCTCGACCTGGATGTGTGGCAGCGCCGTCTTGATCTCCAAACCGCCGTCCTCGCCGATCAGGGAATCCGGAGAACATCCCTTGTCGCCATTACGGATGAAACCGACGCGCTGGCAGTCGATGTCCTTCATCAGCTCATAGGCTTCGCGAGCCTCGGCTTCCTGTTCCTTGCCCCGCTCCATGTGCTGATTGGAATAGGCCTCCATCGGCTCTCCGGTCAGGATCTCGCCCGCCAGCTTGAGCATGTAGGTCTTCCGGGTCAGGCTCTTGCCGCCGTCCTTGCCCTTGGCCAAGACGGTTGAGAACTCGCTTGCGGTCGGGATGCCGAGCCGGGCGGCGAACCATTCCGGCGTGCCCTGTTCACAGTCGATGATGCGCGGTGCCATGGTCATCCCCTCGCCTTGGCGTTGAGCATGTTGATGGCTTCCTGGAAGCGCTTCGCCGGCAGATCGGGCAACTGCTCGACCTTGAAGAACTTCAGAAACTTCGCCTTGTCGGCGCCAACGCTCTGCATCAGCTCGGTCAGGGTGCCGATCTGCTCCTCGCTGATCATTGAGCCTTCGCTGGCTGCCTTGCCATCATCGTCATTCGAGGCAGCAAGCCCCAAGGCGAGCATCAGCGTATACCGCTCCAAGTAAGTCAGCGTTGATCCGAGACCGTGAATGGCGCTCTTGTTGCCGGAGGTATCCGCCGCAGCCGAAAGAGGCGTCTCCTCTTCGTGGCCCTGCCGATGGAAAAGAATGCAGGTAACGCTTATATTGGCAGCCTGCGACGTGCGGAAGCGATAGGAGAGCCCATGCTTTGACAGGATGGGATCAACAGCCTCAGCCACGGCGGCCATGTCGGCATACTTCTTGTTGTTGTGCCCGATCCTGTTCCTGACGATCGGCTTGATTTCCGCCTTGGCCGCTGCAATGGCTTCATTGAATGCCTTGCGCGCATTCGCAGCCTCCCAGCGTTCCTGCAAGTTCATCAGCTTCTCGATCATGTCGAGATCGGCGCCGGACTGGACGGCGCGGGCCAGCATGTCCATGGGCGTCATGGTGACGAGAGCCTGGGGCTCGATCTGGCGGACGTTCTCAGCGGGAAGGGACATCACACAAACTCCGGATTTGCCATCTCGATCGAGACAAGCTTGATCTGCTCTTCGAATTCCAAATCAGCGCGGATTTCATCAATCCGCTTGATGCGTTCGGCGGCCGGCAAAGGCCAAAGCAGCTGCCAATGCCGCAAGAGTTCGTCGCCTAGCTGCTGGCTCGTCATCACAGCACCCACTTCGCGATTGCGAACGCGCCCATGCCGGCGATCAGGCAGGCACAGAAAAGATCGATACGATTTTCCGGAAACATCAGAACGCTCCCGTGTAGCGATCTTCGCGGCGCATCTCAGCGCGATACTCAGCGGCGGCCTGACGGTCGCTTTCGATCTGCTCGCGGATGGCGTCGGAAACCTTGTCGTTCCATTCGCCCATGAGGCGGTCGTAGATGATGCCGCCAAGCTCCCAAGGCGCCGCAACATAGATCCACGGCTTCTTGCCGGCGGCGCGCTGTTCGGAAGTGAGGTTCTGGTAGCCCTCGACGGAGACGCTATCGATCTCCCACTCACCGTCACGGCTGTATTTGATCTCAGCGCAGCCATTGATCAGGCCGGCCGGAATGCCGTTGGAGATCACCAGCGGCAGCTCGTCGAATTCAAAGCAGAAGGTGCTCATGGCTCAGACCTCCACCTTGCGAGAGCCGGCCTTGCGGACCATTTCCTCGCGCTTGCCAATGACGGTGTAGCCGTCGATGGTCTTGGAGCGCTTGACGCGCATACCGCGCCAGACATGGGAGAGGTTCGGATCGTCGTAGTCGGCTACGAAGTAGAGCTGGTTGGCGCTGGTCTCGATGATCATGTCGTTTCCCCGTCTGATGGGGAAACTTATAGCACCGCAATAATTATGGTGCAACAAGAATTATAGCAGAACTAGAATAATTTTTGAGGATGCTAAAATCCTCCTGCCATGCATTACTGCTTGCTAGGGTGTCCAGCAAGCAGTATGAGTCATGACTTCAGCAAGCATTAGGTTGCAAATGACCGATACTCCTCAAAAACTTGGTGGCATCGCCCGATCACGTTCTTTGTCGGCTCAAGAGAGGTCGCGGATCGCGAGGGACGCGGCGAAACGCCGGTGGGGCGAGGCTAACATCAGCGCAATTGCTGGGTCGCCAGACAAACCTATTAGAGTGGGTGGGATTGAAGTGCCTTGCTACGTCCTAGATGACGGCAGGCGGGTGATAGCCACCAACGGCGTGCTTGATGCCCTCGAGATGGCACGTGGCGGGGCGATGATTAAGGGTATGAATCGTCTTGAGCTTTTCGCGGCTCAGAACCGGCTTTCTCCTTTTGTTTCCAACGAGTTGCTGGCGCGAATCGCGGACCCGATTAAGTTTCGTGTCGGCAACAATACGGCTCACGGGTTTGAGTCTGATGTGCTCATCGACTTGGCGGAGGCCGTGATCGCGGCGGACAACGCCGGAGAATTGCAAAAGCAGCAGCGGGGAATCGCTCATCGCTGTCGGGTCATCACATCAAGCCTTACCCGCATCGGTCTAATCGCTCTTATTGATGAAGCGACGGGATATCAGAAGCGTCGCGACGCAGATGAACTTCAGAAGATCTTGACTGCCTATGTATTGCCCGAGCACCGATCCTGGCTTCAGGTGGTCCCGGACGAGTTCACGGACGAAATCTACCGAGTTTACGGCTGGCAGCGGAAACCCCAGAATCGCGGACCGCGATACGCGGGGAAACTTATCCGCCAACTCGTTTACGAAAAAATGCCGAAGCCTATTCTTCCAGCTCTGGATGAGAAAAACCCTTCAGAAAAGGGGCGCAGGAAACGGAAGCATCATCAATTCCTCACTCCGAAACAAGGGTTGGACCACTTTCGTAGTCAGATTATCACGATCATGACCATATTGCGCATATCGATGAACAAGAACGAGTTTAAGGCCCACCTGAGGAGGCTCTATAGTCCGCAGTCCGAGTTCAATTTTCCATAAGTGCGCACGAGCCATCAAATTCGTCGCTCCGACTATCTAACGCCCATTTTGCTCAGCTTGTCGGCGAACGTGCTCGGGCCTTGCTCATAGGTGGCTTTGCAGCTGTACGCGTGCTGTTGGTAGAGGACCGAGATATTGACGCAATCGTTGTCCGTGTCCCGCTTCATTTCCTCGATGGCAATTTCGACTTTGGCGTTGAGGGCTTTGTCGGAGACCCCTGCGATCCGCCCTGTTTCTATTCCACGTTTAAGGAAGGTGTTTCCTCCTTCAAAATATTGAGTAGCGACAGGATCGGTGGCGCTTTTGTTTTTGATGCACTGCGATACGAACAAGTAGTAGGCGCCGCAGACAAGGTTCTCGTGGGAGAAGTTGTTGGCGAGGTCCTTGATGCGCTGCATGTCTTGGGCAGCGGCATCGATTGAAAGGAGGCTGAACAGAACTAGGAAGATGCGTCCCATTGGTCCATCAGTCATCGGTGCCGGTGCGGCCTTTGACCACCGTCCTCGCCAAATTCACAATCATTTCCCGCTCGGTTTCATTGGCGCGATCCCAGATCGAGAGCATTCCAGGCTTGTCCTCAAGCGGATTGACTTCGAGCAGCCAGCCAGGGCTTGTCCGGTACACATTGGCGAGCGCCTCGAGGCCTTCGGGCGTATAGCCTTGGGCGCCACGCTCCATCGCAGACAGGTTGCCGGCCGTCATATTCGCTTGGGGGGCCGCCTCTTCTAGCGTCATGCCGCGATACTTGCGCCACTCGCGGAAGAACTGCCGGGGCGGCCGGATAACACCCTTAAAACGAGGGGTAACGAGATTTTTGCGAGTCGGCCTTTTGGTCATACTATAAATTACCATGCCGGGCCGGCGACGCCATTGAGTCAGGCTATAATTATGGTTGCGCTATAATTATAGCTATGCTATAGGCGAGCCATGAAACTCGCCGACTGGTTCGAAATCCCCAATCCCGATGGCTCTAAGAAGAGCAAGGCCGCGTTCGCCGACAGCATCGGCGTCACGCCTCAGATGATCAGTGCATATTGCGCTGATCGCATGTGGCCTGGGAAAGAGCGGATGGAAGCGATCATCCGCGAGACGGGCGGCGTCGTAACGGCAAATGACTTCCTGAATCTGCCAGAAGCGCAAGGGGCGGCTTAATGAGCCAATCTCAGCTTCGCCGCGTCGAGAGAACCGATGGCTGGCTTCTCCTCGAGCACGCGCTGCGCCTCGAGGCATCCTGCCTCGGCACCACTCAACGAGACAATCAAGTTCAGCTGCGCCCCGTTTCCTATGACGTATCCGACACAACGAAGAACGCCATTGATTTTTCGGAACGCGCCGAACCCATCGAGATAAACGGTCGGCATGCTCGCTGCCTCTGCGAGCAGTTCTTCGTCGGTCATACACTGCCCCCTCTTCAAAATAAGGCGCAGATAACCACAACCTGTGAGTGGCTGCCATTGAAGTTTCGTGGTCGCGACGCTTCATTTCTTTTTGAAGGTGCTGAACATTGCAGACTCCAATCAGGCGTTTCATGGCAGTCACAGGTTGTTCAAATTGTAAGTAATTTTCGGAGCGTCGCGAGCTCAGTTCGTTGGCGGACTGGCCTTCGCAGCATTCGTCAGCGCGATGACGAGCGCTTGAATCGCATCGGGCAATTCCGAGAGCGGAAGTGCAAGGCGCGCGACCACAACAGCGCTATCGTTCTGCCTGCTTATAAGCGCGGCGCGCACGATGCTGTCGATGATCTTCACCTCGTGAATCCGGTCGAAGAAAATCTCTTGGGCGTTGTGCGGATCGATAATGTCCATCGTGCTCTCCGGTCTTATCTTCGTACGATCCGTACAATTCAAGCACTAAACACTTGCATGCGGAAGTGTCTCGCATGACAGCGCGCGACTTCGGAATCATGACACGAAAGTCAGAATTTACGAGCCGGCAGGACATCGGGCGTTTTGATCGTCCTGCCGGCTCTCGTGGCGCCGTCACGAAATACAATTCGGGCGCCGAAAACTCCTATCTATTTCCGCCTGATCCTCACGGCCTTTCCACTCGCGCGCTCCTCAAACGCGGATATGTCGCGGAGGCCTTGATCGATTCTTCGGCGCTTCTCTTCTGCTTTCTGTTCCTCTGTGTGCTGGGCGGGGCTCTCCCGCTCGCCTGTTTCTTGATGATCTTCGCCAAGTTTCACTAGCAGCCGTCCTGCCGCCAAGCTTAGCGGCTGCCAAGTATCGTTGTCTTGTTCAAGTTCATCCTTCGTCATGTCCGCAACATGAACGAAGGGATTTCTAGCGTGCTAACAAAGTTTGCGAGGAAAAAAGCAATGAGTGCCGCCGCGTTAACGTCAATCACCCGGAATGCCCTAGGCGCCCTGGTTGAACGCGAGGAGCGCCGAACCGGCTCCCGCATGGTGGCCTATGAGGTCGTCGCGCAGACGATCGGCGCTTCATCCTCTTGGGTGCGCGCCTTCCTCGGGAAATCGGAAGGGGTCAAAGAACCCCGGATAACTTTGTTCCAAAATATCAGGGCCAGTTACGAAAATCTTTGTAGCCGCGTCGAACAAGAAAATCGCGATGATGAGCGCAGGTTGGCTCTCATCAGGGAGAAGATCGATGCGGTTACTCAAGGCTTTGGCGAGCAAGTTGGTCGTCAAGATTAAGATCGCATGGGCGATCGTAAAACGATGGGGGAAGTAGTGGACGAAAGCATTCAATTCAAAACGTACCAAGAAACACTTCGCGCTAAGAACATGAACTCATGCAACGCGCTGCTGTCGCGGCTCACTCGGTTTCATGGCGAGGCGTTCGTAAAGGTGGCGCCGGTCGTTGTGATCGAGGCACCGCCGCCGGAGCCAGAACCTGAGTTACCACCGCCGCCAGTTGATCCGAAATGGATCAGGGCGATCGAGGAGATTCCCGACAGGGGCGGCCCATCGGTCAAAGAGATCAAGCTTTGCGTGGCGCATCACTTCAAGCTTTCGCCGCGGGATCTGGAATCTCCACGGCGGTTCGCCAAGATCGTCGTGCCTCGCCAGATCGCGTTCTATCTCGCGCGCAAGCTCACGACCAAGAGCTTCCCAGACATCGGGCGCCGGTTCGGCGGCAAGGATCACACAACGATTCTGCATGCCTGCAAGGTGGTCGAGCGCCGCATGGAGAAAGATCCGAAACTGGCCGAGACCGTTCGGTGCTTGGAGGAGCAGCTTCAATGACCCCACTCCACACCATCGTCACCCGCATGAAGCGCCTCCCGCTCCAGCACCAAGCCGCACACCTCAAGGCCCTGATTGACGTGGAGAAGCCCCGCAGCATCCGCAGGGGCGAGCTTGAGGCCATGCTCAAGGATGTCAGGACGCGGCTCATACGCAAGGAGAACCGCGCAGCATGATTGCCCGCCTCGCATATTTGACGACGCCAGGCCCAGACCGCTTCGTCCTCAACATCCAGCCATTCGGCTCTGACGATATCCAGCGTTTCGAGATCGCCAAGGCCCATCTTGCAAACATTCTGATCGACGGCGCCGCTTTGGCCCTTCGTGAGTACAGTTCAAACCGCGTTCAAGCCACCACAAGCACGGAGAACGCAGATGAGCGAGCCAGGGCAGGGGCATAACGGCCAACTCAAGTCTATCGTCGATCGCATCAACAACCTGATGGACGCCCGCGACGAAGTTTCCAGCGACATCAGGGACGTGTTCGCAGAGGCGAAGGGGAACGGGTTCGATATCCCGGCCTTGCGTGCGATCGTGCGCACCCAGCGTGAGGACGCCGAGAAGCGCCGCAACCGCGAAGCCATGATCGACATCTACCGCGGCGAGCTGGGGATCGACTGATGGCTAACGCCTATAGCGATCAGACCAGGATGGGCGAGATCCATGGATGGTACGTGTACCTCGTGGAAGAGGAGGGCGGCGCTTTCTGTAAAATCGGAACAGCGCTGACTCTTGACTACAGACTGTCTAGTCTAAAGCACGGAAATCCACGCCCAATTTCCATAGTTAAATCGTGGCACATGGCGAGCCGGCACGCTGCTCTTCAGGCCGAAAGGAAGGCGTTGGAGCTCTGTGGCGATAGCCGATTGAAGGGGCGCGATTGGATTCGTGGCCCGGCTTCATCAGTAATGCCGATTATCGATCAGGCAATCTCGGTAGTGGGTGGCCGAAAATGACGCTTACGCCGAAGAACTGGAAATCCTTTCAGCATTACAAGGACCGCGCTCCGGCCTGGATCAAACTCCACAAGGGTTTGATGACCGACTTCGCGTTCAACCGCTTGCCGCTTGCTAGCAGGGCGCTAGCACCAATGCTTTGGCTGCTAGCGAGTGAATACGAGGACGGCGAGATCACGGCTTCTGTGGACGAGATCGCGTTTCGGCTCCATGTCTCGACCGCTGAACTTAATTCGGCTCTAAAGCCTTTGATTGATTCAGGTTTTTTCATCGCTAGCGACGCGCTAGCAGAACCGGAGCAACAGGCTATCCCAGAGAAAGAGGATATAGGGAAGAGAACAAGAAAAGAGGAAGAGAAAGAATTTCGTGCGGCTTCGCCTTCGAATGAGGATTTTGAAAACTTCAAAAAGGACTATCCGAAGCGGGCTGGCAACTATGGTTGGAAAGCTGCCGAGCGCAAATATCTGGCGCTGGTGAAAACCGGAGTATCCCCGAAGGCGATCCAGACAGCGGTCCGGCGGCATGCCGAGGAAATGCGGAAACTGAAGCGCATTGGCACTGAGTTCGTTCCGATGCCCGCGAGCTGGCTGAATTCTGAGGATTTTGTTTTCGTGGCCGTCGATGCATTCAGCGACGGACCTAAGCCGATCGACTGGGACAACGTTCTGACGTTCTACAAGCAAACGAAGGTCTGGATGCGCGATGCTGGCCCTGACCCGGATTCTCCGGCCTGCCGTGCGCCGCCTGAGTTGCTCGACAAGTACGGCCTGAGGACGATGCAATGATCCGAGACCCGTCTGATGGAAGCGTGCGACAGGTGCCAGAGTCTGAGGCGCCGCCGCAACGCGATCCGCTATTCGTCCAGATCGAGGGAATTCTACGCGCCGGCAAGGTCAGTCCAGAGCGGCTGTCGGAGCAGTGGGTTTATCAGCGCGCCTGGAATGACGGCATAGATTTCGCGCTGGCGCAGATCAATCGGCTTGAAAAGTAGGGGTAATCACGTGCACGGGGCAGCAATGAGCAGGAACATTCGACGGACGGGGATCCCAGCAACGATCGATGGGGAGGCCAATCCTGAATACGCGCCGGCTGTTGTCGTGATGCTGACAACTCGCCAGCGAGAGGTTTGCGATCTCGTCATCCAGGGGAAAACGAGTAAGGAGATCGCGCGACAGCTCGGCATCAGCCACAAGACGGTCGAGGACCATAAGACGGATGTTTACCGCGCTATGGGCGTCAACAACGCCGTGGGGCTCATCTTCAAAGTTATGAAGGAGAACACATGACTGAGAGATATTGGACCGTCGCACAGACGGTTTCGAAGATGGAACACATTGCGCGCCGAGACATCGAGAAGGGCGGCCACGGCGCGTTTCTACCTACCTACGCGCGTCATTGGAAGGTCGATGGGCGCCCCCACGCGAAGGAATGCCCTCTCTTCACTGGCTACGTGTTTTTCATGACGGAGGCCGAGGACTGGGCCGGCATTCCTGACATCCATGGCGTCTATCGCGTGCCGGCTAACCCGAACGGGAAGGCCCAGCGCGTCAAGGATTGCGAGATGGCCCGCCTGGTGCTCGGCCACGCTTCCGGCGATCACAACCGCACCGATGCTCCGAGGTACACGCGCTATTACAATCCAGACCGAGTTCCGAAGCCGAAGCGCAAAGGAGGTCGGCGTTCGCGTCCCCGTCGCAGCAAGGCCGCTCGAGGCCAACCCCGGCATCACCCTGATATGCAAATCACCGACGATGCGGCATTGCATGCCCAACGGTGAAGTGGGTTCATCCCTTTCCGCCGGGCCTGCCAGGATCGGCTTGGCCAGCGGGTTTTCTTTGCCGTTCGTTACCCTTCAAGGGCGTTTCCTCCCTCTTCACTGCCCGGCCTCCCCCATGGCCGGGCTTTTTCTTTCAGTAGTTCGGGGCGCTGCATCTTGGCATTGGAAGTGAGACATGGCCGCTCCAATCGGCAACAAGTTTTGGGAGGCGCGTAGCTCGCACGGCCGGGCTCCGGTCTTCGGCTCTCCGGATGAGCTATGGAAGGCTTCGTGCGAGTATTTCGAGTGGGTTGAGGCCAATCCACTCTATGAAGCCAAGGCATTTGCATACCAGGGCGAGGTTACAGTCGAGAACCTCCCAAAGATGCGAGCCATGACCATCGCAAGTCTATGCATCTTCTTGGATATCTCGGTCAGCGCTTGGCATGATTACAAGGCGCGCGAAGATTTTGTGCAAGTCACCATTCAAATTGAACAAATCATCCGGCAGCAGAAGTTTTCCGGCGCCGCTGCGGACTTGCTGAATGCAAATATCATCGCGCGGGATCTTGGCCTTGCCGACAAGCAGGAATTGTCCGGCCCGGGTGGGAAGCCGATCGAAACCAAGGATGTGAGCGCGCGTGACCTTCTCGCTAGTCGAATCGCTGGCCTCGCTGCCCGAACTGGAGCGGGCGAAGGTTCTGGCGGGACTGACGGAAGCGCAGGCTGAAGAGCTCCTTTGGGATTGGAGGGCGTGGGCCAGAGACAATCAACTGGCGCCTGCGGGTAAATGGCTTACCTGGCTTGTTCTAGCAGGTCGTGGGTTCGGTAAAACCCGGTGCGGGTGCGAATGGGTCCGGAGCATCGCATGCGGCTCCACGCCGCTCTCTGCCGGTTCTCATAACCGCATAGCCCTGGTGGCTGAGACTGCCGCTGACGCTCGCGATGTGCTGGTTGAGGGTGTCAGCGGTATCCTGGCGGTTCATCCGCGAGACTTCCGGCCGCTCTATGAGCCGTCTAAGCGGCGCCTGACTTGGCCGAACGGTGCGACAGCATCGCTGTTCAACGCCACGGAGCCGGATCAGTTGCGCGGCCCGCAGCATGACGCGGCGCTGAGTGACGAGCTGGCGAAGTGGCGGTATGCCAAGGAGACGTGGGACCAGCTCCAATTCGGATTGCGTCTCGGTGACAATCCGCGGCAGATGGTGACGACGACGCCGCGGCCAATCCCGGTCCTGAAGGAAATTCTGGCCTCGTCTGACACGGTTGTCACGCGAGGCTCTACGATCGACAACCGCTCGAATCTGGCGGCGTCGTTCATCAAGACGATTACCGACAAGTACGCAGGCACTAGGTTGGGCCGGCAGGAGCTCTCGGCAGAGATCCTGGACGATGTCCCGGACGCGCTTTGGACCAGGGCTGCGCTGGATCGGGACAGGAAGCGCGAGAAGGACATTCCAGTCCTCAAGCGCGTGGTGGTAGCGATCGATCCTGCTGCCAAGACCAACGAGCATGCCGAGGATGGCGCGGCAACTGGCATAGTTGTTGCTGGCATGGGCGAAGATAACCGGGGCTATGTCCTCGATGACGCGACATGCCGGGAAAGCCCGAACGGTTGGGCGCGCAAGGCAATAGCCTGCTTCGACCGCTATGATGCGGATTGCATCGTTGGTGAGACCAACAACGGCGGCGAGATGGTTGAGGCGACGGTGAGGGCGGTTCGACCCACGGCGCCATTCAAGGAGGTCTCGGCCTCAAAGGGGAAGTGGACGCGGGCTGAGCCAATTGCTGCATTGTACGAGCAGGGGCGAATTAGTCACGTCGGCACATTCGCTGCGCTGGAAGATGAGATGGTGAACTTTGGTCCTAATGGTCTTGTTGGATCTGCTTCGCCGGATCGCGTCGATGCTCTGGTTTGGGCGCTGAGCGAGTTGTTCCCGGCGATGACGAAGAAGCAGGGGCGCGAGAAGGTCGTTCATGAGGGCGCGGCCAGGTTCAATCCATTGGCCAACAGCTACCAGGCGCGACGATGAAGATCGGCGATCTCGCGGAATACGCCATCTGGGTTGATGGGACTGAAACTGAAACGATGTTGCGCCAGTGGCGGGCTGATTGCTCGTACATGATGGCGCGCGCGCACGATCCATTCTTGAATCTCGGACCTCTGTCGTTCGAGATCAAGCGGCCGGGTGAGGACCGCGTTCCCCCGGTACCCGATCACATCAAGGGGCCTGACGTGCGGCTCCTGGTGGCGACCGCTGAGGTGCTTGGGTTTGAGACGGTGAAGGCGGAATCGTTCGTCTCCGGCCTCGACAAGCATGATCTGAGCAGGCTCAGGAAGGCCACGCGCGAGGCGCAGGGGCGGCATTTGCCGGATGCCATCTGCGATCAGATCATTGAGCGCATGGGGCCGGTGGCCGCTGGTGCGCTGGCTGAGCGGGCGCTGCATTGAAACTAACGAAGGGCGAGCAGGCCAACGGCTGGGATGAGCAAAGCCTGGCGGCCTATCGCCGCGAGCGCGACAAGGTTGCGGACGTAGTGCCGGGCAACATCGTTACGGAATTCAAGCGGGGCAAGCCGCCGATGCGCATTGAAGGCGCCGGCATGGCTTACAATCCCCTGACTAGGAGCTTTGGCTAGTGTCCTTCATCGGCGATCTCTTCGGCTCCGGCTCCTCGACGCCCGCGCCTCAACCGACCTCTGCCGCGCCGAAGATCTCGGACGCGGAAAGCCAGTCTGCGGCTCTTGAGGAATCATCCCGGCAGAAGGGGAAGTTCGGCACCGACAAGACCATCCTTACCTCTGGCCTTGGCGATACCTCGTCGGGTGCCTCGAACATCAACCGCACCTCGGCGCTTGGCGGCAATTCGAGCCTGACGCAATGACGCGCATTGGCAAGATTTACACAAGGCCGTCGTATTTTCCTCGGGAAGACCTTCTCATTACGATGTCGCATGTCTGCGAGAACGGTTCATTCGTCTTGGCATATTTTGAGTTCCGCGAATTCGACATGGCTTGGCATCGCATCGCATGACCAAAGCCGTCGACGTCCTCGACCGCAACAAGGCCCTATGCTCCAAGCGTGATATCTGGCTGCCCATGTGGCAGAGCCTTGCGGATATGTACTATCCGAACCGGGGTGGGTTTACGTTCCCAATCCTACAGGGCCGGGAGACCCAAACAGAGATTTACGACACGACCCCCATGCTCGCGCGCCGGGGGCTGGCAACCGCTGTCGACGGCCTCCTGAAGCCGTCCACGACCCGCTGGTTCTGGATGAAGGCAAAGGACGAGGCGATCAATGAGGACGATCAGGCCAAGGCGTGGTTCGATGCAGTCGGCGATCGTATGTGGTCGGCGATCTACGACCCTCTCGCTCGCTTCATTCAGCATTCTGGCGCCGTGGACAATGACCTTGCCGCACTCGGACTCGGCTATCTCTGGATCGGAGAGAACCGAAACCGCGATGGACTGAACTTCCGTTCAATCCACATTGGCGATTGCGCCATTGACGAGAACGCGGACGGTCAGGTCGACACGATCTACATCACGCGCAAATGGACCGCGCGGCAGGCTTACCAGCGGTTTGGCGAGAAGGCCGGGCCGAAGGTGCTAGAGTGCCTGAAAGAGGACGACAAGAAGCAATCCGGCAAGATGTTCGAGTATGTGCAGGCGATCTATCCCCGTGAGGATCGTGACCAGCGCTACAAGAACAATCTGAACATGCCTTGGGCCAATTGCATCGTCGGCAAGACCGACGAACACTTGGTTGAGGAAAGCGGCTTTCAGGAGTTTCCGGTTGCGGTTCCCCGTTGGGAGTGCGCGCCCGGTGAGATCTACCCCCGTTCCCCGGGCATGATGGCGCTGCCGGATGCACGCACGCTTCAGGCCATGGGGCACACGCTCCTGGTAGGCGGCCAGCGCGCGGTTGATCCGCCGACGTGGGTTGTGGATGATGCGGTCCTGTCGGCCGTACGGACGTTTCCTGGCGGTCTGACGGTCATCGATAGCGAGGCTGCGCGGAGCTCGGGCGGCAAGCCAATCGGCCAACTCGAGATGGGCGCCAACATCCCGATCGGCCGGGAGATGCAGGACGACTATCGCAAGATGGTCGGCAATAGCTTCTTCAAGGAAGTGTTCACGCTCCCAACCGATCAAAACATGACCGCGACTGAGGTCATGGAGCGCAAGGAAGAGTTCATCCGTACCATTGGCCCGACGATGGGCCAGCTCGAGAACGACTACATCGGCGTCATTGTGCGGCGCGTGTTCGGCATCCTGATGCGGGCTTCGGTCGACGTGAAGGGCAACCCGATTGAGGGCGGCCCGATTCCGCCGGCTCCGGACATCCTTCAGAACAAGGAAGCCGAATTCGAGTTCATGTCGCCGATCCAGCAGGCTCGTAAGATGATTGAGGCGCATTCGCTGGCAGCCGCGTTCCAGATCGCGACGCCGATCATTCAGATCCAGCCTGAGACGGCTGACAATTTCGATGGTGACGAGATCCTGCGCGATCTGCCGGACATGTTTTCGATGCCTCACAAGTGGATCAGGGGTAGGGATCAGGTTGCTGCGGCTCGCCAGCAGCGTCAGCAGATGGCCGCTGGGCCGGCGATGGTGCAGGGTGCTCAGGGCGTGGCCGATGTCGTCAAGACGGTTGCTGACGCTCATGCGGCCACGGCAAAGGGCAACGCGGCGAAGGTGGATGCAGTGCAGGGGGCGGCTTGAAAGAATCACCTAACAAGGACAACCCGCGGGCCGACGTTGTGGCTGTAGTGGAGGAGTTGCTTGACCTGTTCAACGAGGCCGAAGCCGCTGGTGGAAGCGTGATCGAGTTGGACGACAACTGCATTGAGCTGCGGAGTGCGGTCGGTAGCACCTTTCATGCCCGCGTTTTGAACGCTGCTCGGTATCTCAAAATCAATGACCGCCACTGAATCCCCGCCGAAATCAAAGCGGGGCGGTAAGCGTCCGGGCGCTGGCCGCAAGCCGAATACCCAGACGGAAGACATTACCTCGCTGATTGAGGCGCTCCGTCCGGTCAGGGTAGGGCGCGGGAATTACAGCCGGACTGACAGATATCGGGATTTTAACCGGGTTTTCTTTGGCACTGAGGAAGGGAAAAGAGTCCTCAGCCAGATTGTAGACGCCTGCGAAGGCCCTCCGATGCTGGAAGCTGACCTGAACAACCACGCTCTGCTTGCGGCTCGGGCCTGGACCCGGCGCATCGGGGCGCTGATCTCGGCGTGGGCGAGCGTTCCGCCGCCCAAGGATGAACCGGCCAAGTAATCAAACGACAATCAAAGGAAACCGCATGAGCGCGTTAAAGCATATTGCTGACTATCTGAAAGAGCATTTCGCGGGCCACGACACCGCAACCCTGATGCAGCATTTCGAAACTGCCATCGAGGCGAAGGTCGAGGAGGGGCTGGCCGAACTGAAACAGGAGATTGCCAGCCTGCGGGATGATCTGATGGGCGGGCGGCCGACCGCTGCTGAGTCCGAGCAGGTCATGCGTCACACGATTAGCGGCAGCGACGTCGCCGAGGATGACGACATGCCCGCGCCCGCCGCTGAAACCGGGAGTGCCGCATAATGACTGACGCTCTCGCAACCCCGCCCGTTGCTCCCGTCGCTGGTGATCCGCCTGCGGCTCCAGTAACCCCGCCTGCCGCTGCCGCTCCTCCTGCTGCGCCTGCTGCCGGTGATCCGCCGGCCACCCCGCCTGCTGGTGATCCTCCGGTCTCCGCCGACTGGCGCTCCTCGATCACCGATCCGGACGCCAAGGAGTTCGCAACCCGGCTCGCGACGCCGGCCGATGCCGTTAAGGTGGCGTTGGATCTGCGCAGGGCCAACTCGGCCATGGTCAAGGTGCCTGGCAAGGATGCGAGCGCGGAGGACCGGGCCAAGTTTCACAAGGCGATCGGCGTTCCCGACAAGGCCGAAGACTACAAGTTCGAGCTCGGCCGCGAGCCGACCGAAGCCGACAAGGCCATCCAGGGCAATCTTGCCAAGATCGCTTTCGAAAACGGCATCCCCGCTCCAGCCATGACGGCGCTGTCCAAGGCGGTTTCCGAACTGGCTGCCGCTGCCAAGGCCGAAGAGAACCGCGTCGCTGTAGCGGCTCGCGAGGCCAACGAGGCGGCGCTCCGTAAGGAATGGGGTGCCGACTTCGACGCCAACAAGACGCTCGCCAGCCGTGCTGTGCAGGCCTTTGGCGAGGTCAAGTCGCATCCCGAAGTGGTCGAGTTCTTCGAAAAGACCATCGTGAACGGTCAGAAGCTCGGTGACCATCCTATCCTGATGCGCATGTTCGGCAATATCGGCCGGCGCATGGGCGAGGGCGAGTTTATCGGCGCGGTTGGTTCGGAGCAACGTGGCTCGCTTCAGACCGAATTGCAGCAGCTCATGCACGACAATCCGCCTGGTACGGAGAAGTACAAGAATCCCGCCGTGCAGAAGCGCATCGGCGAAATCAATCAAGCGCTCTACGGCAACGAATCGCCGCGCAGGTTGGGGTAGGATAGATGGCAAAGCTGTATGTGACGGAATTTGACGACGAAGGGCAGACCGTGCGCGGTGCCGCGCAAGTTGCTCAAGTTGACGCCAACACGGTGGATCAGACTCCGGTTGCCATCAGTGGCACTAGCGCGCAGTCGGCAGCTTTTGCCGCGACGACCGTTCTTGTTCGTATTGAGACAGACGTAATCTGCTCAGTTACGTTCGGCACGAACCCAACTGCTACCACGAACAACATGCGCATGGCTGCTGATGGAGTCGAGTATTTCGGCGTCCCGAAAGGGCAGTCGTACAAGGTTGCTGTCATCTCTAACACCTAATTCCGTCCCTCAGACGGTAACTCTCTGAGCGAATAGCCCGGCCACGCCATCGGCCCCCGGCGCGAACGCTCAACCCACAGGCCACTTGCAAAGCCCCTGATCCGACGATGCGCGGCCCCGCGTAAGCGGCCACCTGCGCGCGTCTGATGAGCCACGCGAAAGCGAGTGCTTCCACCAACGCTCAACACAGGAAGCATTCCCAATGAGCACTTCTGTCTCCACTGCTTTTATCACTCAGTACGAAGCTGAGGTGAAGGCCCTCTATCAGCGTCAGGGCTCGATCCTTCGTCCGACCGTTCGCGTCAAGGATGGCGTTGTCGGCTCGTCCACGACCTTCCAGAAGATCGGCAAGGGCGTCGCAACCGTCAAGGCGCGTGCTGGTGTCATTACCCCGATGAACCAGGACCACACTGCCATTCCCTGCACCCTCGCTGACTTCTATGCCGGCGATTGGGTGGACAAGCTGGACGAGGCCAAGACCAACATCGACGAGCGCATGGCTATTGCGCAGGGCGGTGCTTGGGCTCTCGGCCGCAAGACCGACGACCAGATCATCACGGCGCTGGGCACCACGACGCAGAGCGCATCGAACTGGACCGTCACCTCGCAGGCGGCAATCCGCAACTCGGCCATCAATATGGTCCAGGCGCTCTATGCCAACGACGTTCCGAACGACGGCCAGATCTTCGGCCTGCTTTCTTCGAAGGCTTGGGCGTTCCTGATGACCGTCGACGAGTTCAAGCGCTCGGACTACCTCGGAACGCAGTCGAACGGCCTGCCTTATGTTGAAGGTGCGCCGGTCATGCGTTTCAAGAACTGGATGGGCGTCAACTGGGGCATGCACACCGGCTTGTCTGGCGTCGGCACTTCGACCTGCACCCTGCTGATGTATCACAAGCAGGCCGTTGGTTATGCGACTGGCGCCGTTGTGGGCAACGTCGCGGCGACCGATGGTGGCAGTGCCGTGGCGGCAGACATCACCTGGCACGGTGATCGCGCATCGTTCTTCGTCAACAACATGATGAGCGGCGGCGCGTGCTTGATCGATGACACTGGCGTCATCAAGGGCACCGTGGACGACACCGCGGCCCTCCCGACCTCGTAATCTGAAAGGAACAAGCAATGACTGTTTTCTACGCTCCTGAGATTGCGAAGCTCATCGCGGGCTCTGGTACCGTTGGTACGCCTGCACAGGCGTTCACTGATGGCACCGTGCGCTCGCAGACTGCTGTTGTCACGATGGCTTCGCAGACCACCTCCGATACGATCGTTGTCGGCCTGCTGCCGAAGGGATCGATCTTCCTCTTCGGCATCATGAACAACAGCGCGACGCTCGGTTCTTCGACCATCGCGGTCGGTATTTCCGGTACCACCGGCAAGTACCGCGCTGCGGCGACCAAGACCTCCACCACGCCGGAAGTGATCGGCGTTGGCGGCAACCACGGCGTCGCGCTGACTGCTGCCGAGACCGTGTTCCTCACGATCGGAGCAGCGACGCTCCCATCGTCCGGAACGCTGTCGATCCAGTTGTTCTACGCTGAGAACTGATCGCTAAGGCAATGACGGGGGCTTTCGAGCCCCCGTTTCCTTATCCATAAAGGGACGACCGTTCGATGGCATTTACAGCGACTAACATGGCCCCGTGCTTTGCGGGCAACGGAGGTCTGGTCAAATCGTGGAACTATACCACGACGGATAGCCTCGCGACCGTCTTGGCGGCCGGATACTTCAACGGCGAGTCCCTGTCGCTCGGCATCGGCGATGTCATCGACGTTGCGATTGTCGATGCGATCCCTTCAGGATCTCGGACGGTGCTGACTGAGGCGGTTGCGCTTACGGTGTTTTCGAACAGCGGTGGCGTTGTCACTACGCGCTTGAGGGCTGCGACCAATAGCATGGTCCGCCTGTACGATGATTTCGAAGGCGATGTGATCGCCGATCAGTGGGGCAATGCTACCAAGGGCTCGGACGGTGCCACGGTTGACTTTGCGATCTCGTCTGATGTCAACGGTAAGGTCCGCGGCACGACTGGCGCAGGTGCCGGCGGCACGATGGCCGTCAACGGCATCCAGATCCACCGCGCGCTGAACTGGAAGGCCAACCAAGGTGGCCTGTCGTTCGAAGCGCGGATACAGACTTCCGCCATCACCAACATCTCTTACTTTGTCGGCCTCACCGATCAGATCGCGGCGCTTGAGGCTCCAATTACCTCGGCCGCATCTGCCAATACCATCACGACAAACGCGACTGACGCCGTTGGCTTCATGTTCGATACCAGCATGACGACAGCCAATATCTGGCTGGTTGGCGTCGCCAATGACGTTGATGCGACGGCGCAGAATTCTGCCATTGCCCCGGTTGCGGCAACGTATATCACCCTCCGCGTGGAACTGACCTCCGCAGGCGTTGCGACCTTCTTCATCAACAATGTCGCGGTCGGAACGGCGATGACTGGTGCCGTGACGGCGACGGTCGCGCTTACCCCGGTCGTGACCGTCTTCACCCGCACCGCTGCAAGCGCCACGATGGATGTTGATTATATCAGCGTCCAAGCGCTCCGCACCTAATCCTTCACCACAAACGAGGCTTTTATGAGCGATCTACGCGCCCGCGCGCTTGATGTCTGCATGTCCGATTCAATGCCGTTTGCGCAGCGTTGGACGTGCCGCACGACCTGGCCCCTGGCCGACGTGCTCAATGACGAATACTTTCTGAACATGCGCGCCACGCTTCGCGCGGGCGACATGATCCGCATCTGCCGTTTCGATCGCATTGACAGCAACGACAAGGACGCGCGGCTGCTCGAGACGTGCGAGGTCATCATCGCGAAGTCTGGGGCAGCGGCTACCGCTGTTGAGCTCGCCGTGGTCGGTCAGGTCGTCATCCTCGGCGATGGTGTGCCGAAGGGCGCCTATGAGGTTCGGCGCGGGCGGGCCGGCAAGTTCAAACTGATGGACGGCGAAACCGTCGTACAGGAATTCGGCAGTAAGGCCGAGGCCGAGGCTGCGCTGAACAAGAAGATGGCCGCCTGATATGGCCACTGAAACGGAACTCGTCAACGCAGCTCTGCGCAAGGGCGGGGGTGCCAAGCGCATCCTCGACATGACGGATTCCGTTGGCAGCGCGGGTATTGCGGCGGACGTGCTTGCCTTTGAGCGAGACGAGCTGCTTCGCTCTGGCGTCTGGAATTTTGCCGTTACACGCATTCAGCTTGGGCAGATGGCGGCAGAGCCGGTATTCGGTTGGACCTATGCCTATGCGCTGCCGTCCGACTGCGAGCGCGTGGTTTCCGTGCATGATAATGCTGATGGCACGGGCGCCGTTCCATACAAGATCGAGTCCGTGTTGCAGGTTGATGGGTCTTACGTCAACGCCATCGTTACGGACGCGAGCGCGATTTATCTTCGCTATTGTCGTCAGATCACAGACCCCAACCTGATGACCGCCTCTTTCCGACAGATGTTGATTCTGCGGATGGCCAAGATTTTCGCGATTTCGATTGCCAAATCTAACCCGCTGTTTCAAGCGCTTGATGCTGAACTGAAGGATGTGAAAGCGTCGGGCCGCTCGGTCGACGGCCAAGAGGATTATCCGGAGCAGCGTCCTGAAGGTTCTTGGGCCTCTTCGCGCCGCGCCACCGGTTGGTCGCGCGACAATTCAGGCTGGCCGCAGCGCTGATGGTTAAGGCAAGTCCAGCCATAACCTCGTCCAACAGTGGCGAGTTTTCGCCGCGCATGGATTCGCGTATCGACTTCGAAAAGTATGGGGCTGCGCTTTCCAGAGGGCTGAACCTCGTGTGCCTGCCGCAGGGTGGCGTGACACTTCGGCCCGGTACTCGCTTCATCAAGGAAACCAAGACCTCTTCCTCGGCCAGCGCCCTTATGGCTTTTGAACCGGTCTCTGATCAATCCTATATGATTGAGACCGGGAATTTGTATTTCCGGTTCTATCGCAACCAGGGCCAGATTACGGCGCTGACGACCACAACCGCCCTCGGTTCTTGGACGGATAGGTCAACCGGCTCGGCCAGCATCGGTGTCAGCACAAGCGTTAATTTGAACGGTGCGGGGAATGGTTTTGCCTGGGCCGAGAACGCAGTCAGTGTACCATCGCAATATCGCAGTCAGATCCACGTCATGACGTTTAATCTTGTCGGCTCGCCGGGGAGCGTGGCAACGGTACAGATTGGTTCTGCAAGCACGCTTTCAGACCTATCGCTCTCTCGCAACATGGGGATGGGGTGGCACACGGTTGGCTTTAACCCGAGCGGTGCCGCCAACGTTTATTTGCAGTTCATTAACGAGAACTCGGACACCATTACGGTTTCCGGTCTGACATTCTTGTCGAATGAACCGATCGAGCTGACATCGCCATACCCAGCCTCGACGGTTGGCTCGCTCCGTTGGGCGCAGTCCGGAGATGTAAAATACATTTTCAGTGACAACTATGCTCCATACAAGCTTGAGCGTCGGGGCGATACGTCGTGGTCTCTCGTCAAGGCTTTCTTTGCGGATGGCCCGTGGCTCGGCCTCAATCCAGATACGGATTTGGCTAAGTCCAATCTGATCAAAAACGGGCTATTCTCTGGCGGTCTTGCGAACTGGACACAGGGCGTATCGGGAAACGGCTTCGTCAACTACAACAACACCACGACGACAGCCAACGCTGTCTTCCTGTCATGCAGCAAGGACGGCGCGAGCACTTCGCAGATATCGCAGGCGGTGACAACTGGCGCGGTCAACAAGGTTCATACGATCCACTTCCAGATTATTGGCGGTGGCCAGATCACCTTCGGCGTTGGCGTGGCAGCGAATGACGGCACTTATGCGGCACTGACGCCGTATAACGCCGGCTGGTACTCGGTCTCCTTCACGCCGACCGCTTCGCCGTTCTATGTGACCTTCAACACCGCAAATGCGACGGCTGCAATCCAGGGCGGAGTCACTGGGGTTTACTGCTACAATACTAGCGCGCGGCTTCTCCAGCCGAGTGGGCTGACTGGCAGCATCACGGTTACGGCGCTGGCTGACTTCAAGCCGTTCCGTTCAACCGATGTAGGCCGTTCGATCCGCTTTGAGTACCCCGGCCGCGAGCCGGGTTGGGGCGTCATCACGAACTTTCTGGGCGCGCAAAGCGTCAGCGTTCTGCTTTATCGCGATATTGCCAGCACGGCTCCGTTGGAATCCTGGCGGCTAGGGGCGTGGTCGGACACGACGGGCTGGCCGCACGTCGGAACGTTCTATCAGCAACGCCTGTTCATGGCGCGCAATTTCAACCAACCACAAACCATCTGGGGCTCACAGTCGGGCGATTTCCAGAACATGCGGCCGGATTCGTGGGTTGCTGGCGCGAAATCGGTACAGGACACTAATGCACTGAACTTCACACTGGCCTCCGGTGTCGCGGCGCCGATTTCCTGGCTGATGGGCGCAAGACGCCTGATAGCTGGAACGGCAGTTGGGCAGTGGTACGTCTCATCGAAGGGCGCGGCGCTGACGCCTAGCGACTTCTCCGCTGATCCGCAGTCTTCTGTGCGGGCGCGTGACGTAGCTCCGGTCGAGATTGACAGTGGCGGGCTGTTCATTCAGCGCGCCAAGCGCGCGGTGTATGATCTCGGTTATAACTATCAGATTGATGCACTGAAGGCTTCTGACGTCACGATCCTGTCCGATCATATCGGTAAGGGGAGTTTTGCCCAGATTGTCTATCAGGCAGAGCCGGTCTCAAGCGTATGGGGCAGGCTCGAAGACGGGACACTGACTTGCCTGACCTATAAGCGGGATCAGAACGTTGTCGGCTGGACGCCCATTGTGCTGGCGGCGACGGCGGCTGGTGCGGCGGTGGTCGAGTCCATCTCGGTCATTCCGGGCAATAACGACTCGGGACAGGTTTACAGCTCGATCAACCGCGATGAAGTCTGGATGATCGTGCGCCGGACCATCGGCGGTGCGACTAAGCGCTACGTTGAAATGCTGGAAGGTTATTTCGACGGTCCGAACCGCGCCACCTATCTGGATAAGAGCGACTGGCGCGCTGCGGTCAAGGCGGCTCAGGTGGACGCCTTCTATGTGGATTGCGGGCTGACCTATAACGGGGCTGCCACCACAACGATCAGCAATCTCAGCCACCTTGAGGGCGAGACGGTCAAGGTGGTTGCTGATGGCGCTGTGCAGTCCGATCGGGTTGTCTCTGGCGGCGCGATTACGCTGGATCTGGCGGCATCCAAGGTCCAGGTCGGCTTGTCCTATAACTGGATCTATCGCGGCATGAAATTGCCCTATGGCTCGCAGACGGGTCCGGGGCTTGGCCAAACCAAGACGGTCAACGGCCTCGTGTTCGTGCTGCGCGATTCTGCCTCGTTCGATTATGCGATTGATCTGGCTGGCGATGGCGACGAAGAGCAGTCGGATCTGGTGTTCTCGTCGGTCCCGTTCCGCAAGCCCGGCGATGCCATGTCGCAGGCCTATCCGTTATTCAGCGGCGAGGTTCTGGTTGATCCGCCGTCTGGCTCCGGCTTCAGCACCGATCCGCGCATCGTCATGCAGGGCTCCGCGCCGATGCCGTGGACGCTGTTGGCTATCCAGCCGCGCATTTCGGAGAGTGAGCTTTGATCGCGGTTAGGGCTCCATTGCCGGGTGATCTGGAGACGATCGGCAAGGACGCCGCGGAGGCGTGGGTTCGCGATCGGTTTCGGAATGGCGCGGACTTCTCGGGGCTGCTTGATAGGCCGTTCTCGAACGTGGCGACGATTGATGACCATCCGGTGGCTGCCGGCGGCTTTATCGAGCGCGGGAATGATCTGGCCATAGCGTGGTCGATCCTCGGGCGGGTCGAGCCGGAATGCTTCGTGGGGCTAGTTCGGGTGTTCCGCAAGCACATCATGGCCGCTCCGTACAAATGGATTGAGGCCCATTGCATCGCGACGTTCCATCAGTCGCATCGGTGGGTGAAGTGCTTGGGTTTTGAGCCGGTGAACGGCGAGCGGTGCTTTACGGCCGATGGACGCGAGTTCCGCAAATTTGTCTTTAGGAACGATCGCCATGGGACTTGAGACACTGGCGCTTGTGGCCGGTATCGGTGGCAGCGTTCTGTCCGGCGCTGGCGCAATCCAGAAGGGGCAGGCGGCCAAGCAGGCGGCTGACTACAACGCCGCCGTCGATGCGCAGCGTGCGGCTGAAGAACGCGACCGCGCGCAGGCTGATACGCAGGATTATATCCGCAAGGGCTCCAATACGGTCGAGGCCGGAAGGGCGCTGCGCGGGGTTACGGGCGTCACCAATGAGGGTTCTCCGTTGCTGGTAGATGAGGCGACGGTTCGTGAGGTCGCGCTGGGCGCGGCCCGAACGCTGCATGGCGGCGAATTGAGGGCCAGTCGGCTGGAGGACGATGCGAAATTGCAGAAGATGAAGGGCGAGCATGCCGTCACCGCATCCTACCTTGACGCCGGGAGCTCGTTGCTGACATCGGCCGGCAAGTTCGGCAAGGGTGGCTATAGCTCGGGCGCGACCTACTGATGACAACCGTCCGCATTCCAGGAGCCGAAAGTATCCAAGAAGTCGCGGTTGCGCGCGATCCTGGCGTCACCGCTACGCCGGATTCGTTCGGGGCTGGTATCGGCGAAAGCCTGTCGAAGCTTGGCAATACCGCAGTTGAGGTTGGCGCGCTGCTGGATCGCAAGCGCGAAGCGGCTGCCGCGGCTATGGCACTGCCAGAGGCGACTGCAAAGTTCCAGTTGGCTGCCGTCCAGCGGCAACAGAAGCTTGCGACTGAAAAGCCGACGAGTGCTGCCGCAACCGGTCAGCAGGTGGATGCTGATCTGACTCCCGTGCAGGATCAGACGATCGCGGAGACCAAGGCTAAGTACGGCCTGAATGATCTGGACGCTGCCAAGATAACGGGGCATTTGACGACTCTCCGCGGCCACGCTGTGGTCAGCGCCGTTACTTCTGCGAACAACCAGATCGTCACCGGCCTGACGGCCTCGCATGATGATACGGTCAAGAATATCGGCGCCACTGCGCTGGCGACGGGCGACGTTGACGGGGCGCTGAAGCAGGTTGATCAATCCGTTGCTGCGCTGCGCGGCGTCGTTCCTGAGAACGACCTGAACGCTCGGGCGGCTGCCTCCAAAAAGGTCGTTGTCGATTCCGTCATCGCTGGTCTGCGGCAGTCTGGCACCAAGGAGGCATTTGACCGCGCAGAGCAATTGACGCAGCGGTTCTATGGCACGGTGCCGGAGGCACCCGGCTCTAAGCTGCCGCCAGCAGTCGGAACGATCATCGACCGCGAGGCCCGCGCTGCGGGTGTTGATCCGGCGCTTGCCCGTCGTGTTGCGCAGATCGAAAGCGGCGGCAACCCGAATGCCGCGACGGGGAGCTATTCTGGCCTGTTCCAGCTCTCTGCTGAAGGTTTTGCGGCAAATGGCGGCAAGGGCTCGATCACGGACCCGGTTGAGAATACCAAGGCAGGCATTGCTTCGCTCAAGAGGGACATTGACGCGTTCCGCGCCAAGTATAGCCGCGAACCGAGCGCGACGGAAATTTATCTCAGCCATCAGCAGGGGCAGGGCGGGCTGGCCGCGCATCTCGCTAATCCTGACGCACCCGCATGGGCGAACATGGCATCTACTGCCGAGGGTCGTCAGAAGGGTGAGGCGTGGGCGAAGCAGGCGATCTGGGGCAACATCCCGGATTCGGTGAAGGCGCAGTACGGCAGTGTCGATAAGGTGACCAGCCGGGACTTCTTCAACATCTGGAAGCAGAAGGTTGAAGGCGGCCCGGCGGTCAAGCCCGAAATGGCTGACCCTGAGAAGGCTTTGTTCTGGAATCAGCAGATCAACGCTGCCCGGACCAAAACACTGACAGCCGCGGCGGCGGACACAGAAAACCAGTACACGCGCCAGATCATAGACGCCAGCGCGGGGGTCGGCCCGTTGCCGTCCCGCTCCGCGATCGAAAGCAACACAAACATCGGCGAGGACACACGCAATAAGCTGCTTGCTCAGTATGACAGCGCCGCCAGCGACGTGATTAAGCTGCAATCGGCGATGAAGCGATTTACTGACGGCGGATCATTCAATCCGTTCGATAAGGACGACAAAGCCAACGTCGACCGGATCTACAATTCCCTCGGCGGCGACATCAAGGCGCTGGAGATCGTCACTAACCGAACCGGCATGGTGCCTGAGGCGGCGGTTACCGGGCTGCGTGGCGCGATGGTATCGAGTGACCCGGCCAAGGTTGAGCAGGCGCTTCAGGTTTCGGCCAATCTGGTGGGCGGCAAGTATCCAGACGTTTTTGCGAACGTGAAGGGTGGCGAGGATCTGACCAAGACAGCCAACACATTCCGCCACTATGTCTATGATCGCGGAATGACTGCGGCTGCCGCTACCGCAAAGATCATCGAGGAACGGACTCCGGAATATGAGCAGCGGGTCAAGGCCCGCATCAAGCCCGAGGACGTGAACGATATCGTCAAGAAGCAATTGAAAGATAGCGATATCCGCAACGCCTTTGATGACTCGTGGATACCGTTCAACGACCCCAAGCTGACGTTTAATCCTGAAATGCGCCAGCGGGCGATGGGCGATTACGAAGAGGCGTTCCGGGAGAATTTCGCCAAGACCGGCGACGTTTCGTTGAGCAAGTCGCTTGCTCTTGACGAAATGAAGCGGACCTGGGGCACCACTCAGGTCAACGGTCTGAAGACGGTTATGAAGTATCCGCCTGAGCGGTCTCCGGTGTATGCCGGGATTGAGAATGTCAGTGAGCATATTGCGGGACAGGCTGTGGCGGCGATTAAGGAGTGGAATGCCCCGTCGATCTCTAGCCTTCCCGCTGCTGATGCCGCGTTGAAACTGACGCCGCAGGAGCGCGCGCTTTACGAGCGGCACTTGTCCAACTTGGTTGGTCCTGGCGGCGTTGATAATCCGCCCGACGCTGAGAACCCGAAAGGCAGCCGATCCACGTTGTTCCAGACGACGGTTGAGCATGACGGGAAGTTCTATGCGATCCCGACTGTCTTTGATGGCAAAATCCTTTGGGACAAGGGCGCTTCCGATCCCGCCGCTGCGGCCATTGATAAGGTCAATAAAATCGGCTGGGACAAGTTCCCGGCCTATAAGAGCGAAGCCGAGGCTGAGGCGCGTTATCAGCAGATGCACGCCTATATGGAGAAGGACACGGAAAAGTATCTGGCTAATCCGAAGGCGTTCGACGTTGATCGATCTCAGCTCCGCCTCGATGAAGTCCGCAACACTGCCGAACGCTACATGCGCGGCCAGCCGCCGGTCTACGTGCTGAGCTACGTCGACAAGAATGGCCACGTCCAGACCATCCCGAAACAGTTCTACGCTGACCCCAATCAGATGCGCGACAAGCAGACGGCGGAGCGCGCGGCGCGGTCGGCTAAGATCCAGACGCGGGTTGATATCGACGCTGACAACGCGGACCTGGGCCGCGCCAATTTCGGGGTGCAGTAGTTGCCGTTCCTTGAAGATGACGCAGCCAGCCAGCCGATCAGCCTGAGCCAGCGGATTGACACGCCGAAGGGCTTTGCCGTGACGTCTGGTGCTCAAGATCTCGAGGAAGGCTCGCAGAAGCCCATGTGGAATTGGGGCGCCGCCTTCCGACGCAACAACGAAATGGCGGCGCTAGCGGCATCCGATAGCTATTGGACCGGCAACGAGCCGGAGCCGGGCTTCAATCCTTGGGACAAGATCAAGGGCACGCCGGACGAGGTGAATTTCGTTCAATTGTCCGAGGCGCGGAACGAGAAGAAGTTCAACGCCCTCAAGTCCGACATTGCGCGCGAGACCGAAGATAGGAAGCTTCTGGACGCACAGCCGTGGTGGATGGGGCTGGTGACGGAAGGGGCGGCTGGCGTGCTCAGCCCGACCTCGCTCATTCCCGGCGGTGAGTTCGTGAAGGGCGCCAAGGGCGGCATTGCGCTGGTTAAGGCTGGAGCGCGGGTGGGGGCAGCCAACGCGGTCAGCGCTGCGGTGCAGGAATCGGCGCTACAGGGCATTGAACAAACTCGGACGGCGGGCGAGAGCGCAACGGCGATCGGGGCCTCGTTCTTCCTGGGCGGCCTGCTTGGGGCCGGCGGTCAAGCGGTGCTGTCCAAGGCGGACTGGCAGAAGGGTGTGGCGGCGCTGGAGGGCGATCTGGCTACACCGCGCGCTCCTGGCATAACGCCTGAGGCTGTTCTTGATGCGGCCAATTCTGGCGCCTTCCGCTCGGTTGGTGCGACTGCCAATGAAGCTGTTTCCTTGGCGGATAACACGATCGCTGGTGGGGCTGCGCGGGCAACTGCGGCAGCTACCGCCCAAATGAACCCGCTTCTCAGGGCGCTCCATAGTCCTTCTGCGGCCTATCGTGAGATTGCTACAGATCTGGTCGAAAATCCGCTTTACCTGACCAAGAACTTCGAGGGCGTGGCTTCCCAGCCGGCCGTCGAGACCCTGATGAAGGAATACAACGGCGGGCTGGCTAAGGCGCTTCAGAGCACCAATGATGCCTTCTTGGAATATCGCAAGGCTGGCGGCGAGCTCGGGCGGGATGAGTTCCGCGATGCGGTTGGCAAGGCCATGCGTCGGGGCGATGTGGATGCCGATCCGTTCGTCACCAAGACAGCACAGGAATTTCGGGCGAAGGTCTTTGATCCTCTGAAAGAGCAGGCCATAAAGGCCGGGCTTTTGCCGAAAGATGTCTCGGTCGATACTGCCGCGTCCTATTTCACCCGCATGTGGAATGCCCGGAAGATCTCTGCCGATGAGCAGGGGTTCAAGGGCATGGTGCAGGATTGGGCTGAACGGCAGGTGCCGACCTGGGCTGAACAGTTTGATAAGGCCGCTGAGCGGCGCCTGAACCCACTGCATCAGGAAATCTCCTCGCTCGAGATGGAGAAGGTTCGGCGTGGCGAGGAGCTGAAACAACGCGCCAGCGTGGCCGATACCTCCGAGATGTCGGAGAACGATATCCGTCAAGCTCTCCGGATCGTGCAGGGCGGGGCGCCTCGGCCCAAGGGCGTCAAGACGCTCTCGCAGTTCGTGCTTGATGCCGGTGGTTTGGTCGACGATGCGGGCGAGCTCGCCCATCGAGGCATCACCAACAAGGCCCGCCCTGGCCTGATCCGGCGGGAGCGCCGTACAGCGCAGAACGCCAAGGGCGGCTGGACGCTGGACGACATGGCGCGGCATGCCTGGGAGAGCGGCTATTTCCCGGATAGCAGCCAGCGGCCCTCGATTGATCATTTCGTGGAAGCGCTCAATGACGACTTCCACAAGGTTCGGGCGGTCCTCAAGCCTGAGGATCAGGAAGCATTCCGGCTTACTGAACTGGTGTCTCAGCTCGAGGCCGATCTATCCCGGGCGGGCGTCGGCTCGGACGGCAAGGCGCCGCGCTTCTCTACGTCAGAGGAGATGAAGGGCGCGGTTGAGCGGGTTTATAAGGCGCTGGATGCGGAGGCCGATCGCAAGCTTGCAGTCCTCAAGGACAAGCTGAACGAGCGTCAGGCAGATATCCGGGTTGACCGGGAATCGCGCTTCCTCGGCGACCCGAAGGAGCTGGCTCGCAGCATTGCTGACGAAGTGTTCGATACGCTGTCCGGCCGGACCGGGCAGGGCACTCGGCCTGACTTCCTCACCATCAAGGCACGCGGGCCTCTGAAAGAACGCACCTTCAATATTGAGGATCTGTTCCAGTCCTCCAATGGCCGAGCCGTCGAGGATTACCTTGAGCACGACGTTGAGCATGTCGGGCGGCGCTATACCCGTGTCATGGGCGCCGACGTAGAACTGGCCCGCAAGTTCGGCTCCGTCGATATGGCCGACCAGATCACCAAGATCCGGGACGATTACCGCAATTTGCGTGCCGGCATCACCGACGAGAAGCAACTGCTTGCTTTGCAGAAGCGAGAAGCCGCTGACATTCGTGACTTGGAAGCCGTGCGAGACATGCTGCGCGGCACAAATCCAGGTGCTTCGGTTGACGCCAACTATTCCCGCATTGTTCGCATGGTCAATCACTTCAACTACCTGCGCTCTATGGGAGAGGTGGCAATTGCGTCGCTGACGGAAACCGTGCGTCCGGCCATGGTCCACGGGTTGATGCCGTACATGGAAACGCTGGGGCAGACGCTTACGAATCTGAAGGGCATCAAGGCGTCGGTTGCCGATGCTCAGTTGGCCGGCGTCGTGACGGAGCGGGTGCTCGGTACGCGGCTGGCTACGCTCTCGGAGATTATCGATCCCTACGCCTCGCGTGGTCCGGTCGAAGCGTTCCTTGAGAACATGACCAATATCGCCTCACGATGGAACGGCATTCGGTTGCTGACCGACATGCAGAAGTCCATCGCGGCGGTGATGACGCAGAACCGCATCCTCAAGGGCTCGGCCGGCTTTGCTGAGGCGTCAGCCAAAGAAAAGGCGTATCTCGCCTATCTCGGTATCGACCAGTCGATGGCGGAACGGATCGCCGCTCAGTTCGCTGAGCACGGCGAGACGGTCGACAAGGTGCGCGTTGCCAACCATGAGAAGTGGACCGACGAGGTGGCGGCTCGGACCTACCGCGCAGCGCTGTCCAAGGACGTTGACTCGATCATCACCACGAAGGGCGTTGCTGATACGCCGCTGTTCGCCAACACGCCAACCGGGCGGGCGATGCTCCAGTTCAAGTCCTTTGCGCTGGCATCGCACCAAAGGGTTTTGCTGCGCGGCCTGCAGGAAGGCCAGGCGCGCTTCGTCGGCGGCCTGATCGCCATGACGACAATTGGCATGATGGCGACGTGGCTGAAGGCGGTCTCGGGCAATCGTCCCGAATTGGACGTCTCACAAAAGCAGCCTGGATGGTGGATCAGCGAAGGGCTCGACAAGGCCGGCGTTTTCGCGGTGCCAATGGAGCTTGCAAATACCTTTGAGAAGGCGACCGGGTTCAACCCGATTAAAACGCCGATCAAGGCTTTCGACGAAAAGGGGTCTATCTCCCAAAAGAACCAAAACCGTAGCCTGCTCGGTTCTGTGGTCGGTCCTAGCGCCGGCCTTATCGACGACGCCACCCAGGTTATGGGGCTGCCAAAAAGGTTGATCGATGGTCAAGAAGTAACGCAGGCGCAAAAGAATGCGGTCGAGCGCTTGCTACCTTTCAACAGCTACGCTGGGGTTAGGCAACTGCTGCGGTATGTGATCAATCCGCAGCAGCCGAATTGAACCAGCGATATCCGAAGATTGCCAAGTTGATCAGCGCCAGTCCGGCAAACAGGTACGCAATAAATGCGTCGTTCGCGTTTCCGCTGAAGCTTTCGGTCAAGTAGGCGGCGAGCACCACAACAAACCAGGCGGCGCTAAGCAGGACGGATAGTTTGGCTGGCTTGCTCATCTCAGCGCGGTCTCAACAATCTGCACTAACGACACGGCAATGGCGGCTAGGGCGAGGACGACCATCGCCACGGCTGTCTGACGGCCAATGAAATTCGGGCGCATCAGCGTCCCTACCACCAGAACCGACGAGTCTCAAGGCCCCTAACGGGGCCTTCTTCTATGGGAAAATGAATGACCATCTCATCACAGACTTCCCGCATCTCATACGTTGGCGACGGCAGCACGACCGCATTTCCGGTGCCGTTCTACTTCGCGGCCAATGCTGACTTGGTGGTCTATCTCCAAGACACGAACGGCAACCAGACGCCGCAGGTTCTTGGCACCAATTACAATCTGAGCGGGGCCACGCTACCAAGCGGCGGAACGTGCACTTTCACGACCGCGCCCACCTCCGGTTATCTGGCCACGATCTACCGTGACCCGGCCGTCACTCAAACAACTTCGTATAGTAACAACGACGCATTTCCGGCGAAGTCCCACGAGCTGGCACTGGACAAGCTGACGACCATCGCTCAGCGCACCCGCGACCAGATCACGCGTTCCATTCGCCAATCGGAGGGCGAGGGATCATCGTTGTCTATGTTGCTTGCGCCGGTGGCAACGCGCAAGAACAAGCTGTTCGGGTTCGGAGCCAATGGCGAACTGATCTATCCGGCTGGCCCTACCTTCACTGCGGGGACATATGTTGGCGTGGCCGATATAGATAGCCGAGCCACTGCGCAGGTCACGACGTTTGGCGGCAGCATCAATCTGGTTCGAACCGGTGGTTACGCAGCGCCGGGTGATGGTGGTGGTGGCACCTACAAGCGCGGCACCGGGGGCGGCTCCTTTACTGATGGTGGCGGTGTGTCGTGGGTGCCGATCGCTGTTGACGATTCGATCAATGTGAAGGTGTTCGGAGCGAAGGGCGATGGCTCGACCGACGACACCGCCGCCATCCAGGCGGCAATCACGGCATATCAGGGAACTGGCGCGACGATCTTTTTACCGCGCGGGGCCTACAAAGTATCTTCCCCGATTACTATCACAGGAACGCTTCGTCTCGTCGGCGAATCTCGCTCTGGAGCAGCGATTACCTGGACCAGCACGACGCTGTACGTTCTAAACATCAACACCGCGCAACAGGTGTTTATCGAACGCATCACTTTCAACGGTCCTGCATCTGCAACGGCTGGCAATGTTATAACGCTGGATGGGCCAGCGCCGGTAGGTAACCAGTTCTCTTATATTCGAGATTGCGGCTTCGCGCAGGGTTATACTCATATCGCAACGTTGAGCGCGTGTGACTGGACGATCGAGAACTGCACGTTTTCTGGATACGTCGCTTATGGCACCTACGTATCAGATACGCTGAATAACGACGCCGGTGACAGTTATATTGGGGGCTGCACCTATTCTGCCTATGCGGCCAACGCTGTCGCCATTGAACAGGTTTCGAGTGGTGGCCTGAAAATCGCGAACAATAAGATCCTCGGTGGATCGTATGGTTACCGCCTCGACTTGACCTCCACCGGGCCGAGCACTGTCGATCTCTTGATGAATGGAAATTCAATTGAGAACCAAATAACCGCTGCAATCGTGCTGAGCCGACCTGCCGGCTCCGTCCAATTCGGCTCCGTGGTCATAGACGGCAACCAGATCGGCGGAGCCGGATCTGCGGTTTCGTCTTCATGGGTTGGAATTTCCACCGATACCAACGCCGGGTGGCTTAGCCGCCTCATCATCAGTGACAACCTCATCCTCCTGCCCGTCGGGACAGGAAGTCCTGATTTCTACGGCATCAGCCTTGGCTCTCCCTCGTCCTTCATTGTGAGCGGAAACGATATCATTGCGTGTCCAAATGCTGGAGGCCAGAATTTTGGCATTACGATCGGCGCGGGCGCTACAGCCGGGTTGATCGGTGTCAACAAATTCGATGTTTACGGCGGCGCGACTTGGACCAATAAAATCAGCAACGTTGCCCCGGCTTCGGTGCTCGTCCAACAATCGGTCCCGCAGTCTGGGAACGCGGGGGTCACCTGTTCCACGGCTTACGGCTCGCTCTACATAGGAACGGTCGCCGTAACCTTCCCAACTCCGTTCGATATCCCGCCGACAGTTAAGTGCTACCCGAACAGCTTGGTTAGCGGCGTGAGTGCTTGGCCTACGGCGATTTCAAAAACCGGGTTCACTCTTAACGCCGTTTCGGCCACGAATGGCGGCGCGGGTACCGTCACTTGGGAGGCCCTTGGGGTGCTCTAATGACTTGTGCCGTAGAAGAGCAATCACCGATCGATCGGCTCATTTTGCGATATTAGCAAGTACGATGATCTCGCCAGGATATGGGTGCGTATCAATGGTGGCTATCCGTTGGAATGAGCCCGCCCCAGTGACCATAGCTTCAATTTCTTTTCTGAGCTTGTAACTGGGTACCCAAGGTAAGGGAAAGCTGCTCTCATCTGAAAACAGCACAATCAAGTGCGCTGCATCAAGTGCCGCATGGTGACTTACAACATCTCCTTTAAGGTAATCGATCGAGTTGTGCGGGGGCACAAGATCACGGCGGCGCAATTCGAACTCGATGTTCTCTGGGTTCAGGTATTGCGCAATGAGGGGCATATAGAGGGTCTTCGAACCCAGATCGGAGACCTGGGACAATGCGTCGGCTGTTTGCGTCATGATGCGGCTGTACGTCTTGGCTTGAATAGCGGGCACCGATGCCCCCCAATAACGGATGGCGATGGGCTGCCAGACTACGAGCGAGAAGAGAACGAGGCCCACCGTAGCTGCTGCGGCGAGCCGGTGCGGCAAGCGGCTGATGATCAGTACGCTGAGCATTGCCGTGAGACAGAGAGCAAAGGCGGATACAATTAGGCCGAGAAAAACGGATTTTGTGGCAGGGACGCTTACTGCGAGATACGCGACTGTCCCGACGACTGCTAGCGTCGCTGCGGTTCGTTGGTCTCTCCGGTAGAGGACGGCGCCAACCGCAGCGATGGCGAATGCCATGGCTAACCATGCGTCTCCTATTGAGACTTTGCCCCCTGAGCCAGTCAGATAGTACAGCGCATGGTCACGCCAAGACAGGTTCAGACGCCATACCTCCGCATTCTCACCAACCATGGTTACGGTGATGTACTCGAACAGATGGCGAAAGGCGGCGACGTAGTAAGGGATGCACATCACTGCACCCAAGCCACCCGCTACGATCGCGATCCTTGCAATGCGCTTGGCGTCGTCCAATTTCAGAGCCTGAAGACAAAGGACTGCCAACGCCGCAGCGCCAAAAACAACGACTGTCACGGGGGATACCGTCGGCTTGGCGAGGAGCGCTCCTGCGAACAGTGCGGAAGTGGCGAGAACTTTGGAGGGCTTACCTTCTCTCCATTCCGGATCGGCGGTGATGATAAGGGTCCCAGCCGCGGTCAGCACCGCGCAAAGAGCATCAGGTCTAATTTCAAGGGTAAGAATGCCGAAGAGCGGGAAACCAAGCAGTGCAATTGCTAAGACTGCCGCTATTGAAAGAGGTATGAACCGAACGGCGAAGCCAAAAAATAGGCGCAGCACTATAGCGAGAGGAACCGAAGTAATCGCATCGGCAGCCCAAGGGTACCGTCCAAAGAGGCCAAAGCCTGTCATCACCAGAAGTGTTTGAATCGGCGAGTGAGGTGGGTTGACCCATAAGCCCTTGAGAAGAGCAGCGCCGCCCTCGCGGTAAGCTACTTCAAGTCGCATCATGGCGTCGTTAAAATAACTCACGTCGTCGTAGGTTGCCGGGAGTGACAGAGATCCACTATGCAACGATGATTGGATTTGAGCGGCTGTAAATATGAACGAGAGTGTTGCTGAGATGAGCCACAGCGATGATCGATCTGTCTGTTCTTGCATTGTCACTGTTTGCCTGCGAGATGCCGTCTGTGGGCTCTATTCAATCGTTGGTAGTTCAATTTCGAGAGGGCTGTGACGGTATCGCTTGGAAATAGGCTGAGTATCGATTTTCTAATTCGCCATCTGATGTCGCCAGTTTCTCGAAGTCGTCCGAGTTCGGCTCTTGTGCTGTATACTTCAGTCGGCAGCGACGGTTTGAGCCTTTCACTTACATACAGAACGGTGTTGAACCGATACCACGGTTCAATTCCTTTGGCGTCTCGGAAGACTTGGCGAACCACATCGTAAGCTTCGTACCCCTTGCTTGCGAAGATGTTCTGCCAGAACGTAAGAGGCCTTTCGTTGATATGGTTTTCTCCCCCTTGGCCAGGAGTTGCCGCAGAGAAAAGCACCATGTCGCCGTGGGCGACGAGTGATGAAATGAATGCTTCAGAGCTGGACGGAGGCAGGTGTTCAGCAACCTCCAGGCTGCTTACAAGATCATAGCGGCGCCCCGCATCAAATCTTTCCGAAAGGTCCACCGCTCTAAAATTCTCGCTGGGGATCAGCAAGGACTGCCTCTGCACATAGGGTCCATCCACTCCATGGGTGAGTTTGACGCCAGCGTTCTGCCACTCACGGAGCCAAGCTCCGCGCCCACACCCAACGTCCAGTATAGATTTTATGTCGAGGAGCGGAGTAAGAAAATTGCAGACTTGTTTCGCTGATGCGATTGATCCGCGTTCGATGTATTCGAAAAATTCGTTTGTGTATTCGTGTGGGGCGCTCATCTCGGTTCGCTGCGTTTGATGGAATCTAGGATGAAGAGGGGGCGGTTTTTTGTGCTCAGATAGATGCGGCCGACGTACTCTCCGACCACGCTTAGGGCGATGAGTTGAAAGAACGAACACAAAATGACAGTCAGCATAATGCTGGTCCAACCGGGCACGACTTGGAGATAGAGCCACGAGTACATGGAGTAAGCCGTGACCCCTATGAGCGCGAGGAGCATGCCCATAGCTGCGACAGACGCGAACCGAAGCAAAGCCATCGAGAACCCAAGAAACGCGTCCATCGCGAAACGGACCATTTTGGAGAGCGGATACTTTGTTGTGCCCGCGTAACGTTCTTGTCTATCGTAGGGAAATGGCACCTGCTTGAAGCCAACGGAGGCGACCATCCCCCTGATGAACCGATCTCGCTCGGGCATTTGCACAATGATATCGCAGATGCGGCGGGACATGAGCCTGAAGTCTCCCGTGTCGACCGGGATCAAGATATCGGTAAAGCGTTCCAGCAATCGGTAGAAAAGGCGCGCACTAAATGTCTTGAACCAGCTCTCTCCGGTGCGACTTTTCCTTTGGCCGTAGACAACATCTGCTCTGTTGTCTTTCATGACCTCAAGCATGGGACCGAGCAATTCAGGCGGGTCTTGCAGATCAGCATCGATCACAAAAATGATGCCGCCCCGGACGGCGGAAAGTCCGGCCGTGAGGGCGACCTGATGTCCGTAATTTCGCGAAAGCTTTATCGCGACAATGCTCGAACGACGGCTCGTCTCAGACGAAATTGATGCCCATGTACCATCGCTAGAGCCGTCGTCGACAAGGATGATTTCGTACCCGTCGCAGCCAACAGCTAAGGTGGCGCTTTCTGAGCATCGGCGAACGAGTTCGCTGATTCCATCTTCTTCGTTAAAGCAGGGGACGACTATTGAGAGCGCAGGCGCATGGCCAACTGCCGGTTCTTCGATACTCTGCATGATGGGACTTGTTGCAACTCGTGCTGCCAGTACGGGAAACGATTTCTCTCTGAGCGGCCCGCATGATTGCCATCGGTTTTGTCCCGATGCCATGTCCCAAATGGGATGGATCGTAGTTCTCGAATTCAGCTAGCCGCCTTCGGGCGGCTTTTTCTTTGGCCACAAACCCAAGGTCTATCAATGGTCGATCTGAACGCCTTGACTGCGGCGAATGCTTCGCGCTGGGCCAATGCCAAGCTAACCCGAGAACCTGAATTCACCCGCCCGGCTAAGGTGGCCGTGGCTAACAAGAGCCGCTACCTCGCCATTGCTCGTCAGGCCGGCATGCCTGACATCGCGTGGGTCTTCATCGCGGTCAGCCACTACCGGGAATCGTCGCAGGACTTCAGCAAGAGCCTTGCGCAGGGCGATCCCTGGAACAGGGTTTCGACGCACGTCCCCGCCGGCCGTGGCCCGTTCCAGTCGTTCGAGGATGCCGCCGTAGACGCGCTGGTGAAGTGCTCGCCTTACGCCGCCCGGCTGAAGGACTGGAGCATCGGCGGGATACTCACGAACCTGGAGCGCTACAACGGGCTTGGCTATGCTAGTCGTGGCGTTCCATCGGCCTATGTTTGGTCAGGGACGGATCAATATCGGTCCGGCAAGTTCGTTGCTGACGGTGTGTACGATCCGAACAAGGTTGACGCCCAGCTAGGCGTCGCCGGCCTTATTCTGACTATGATGGAGCTAGACCAGTCAATTACGTTCGCCGGTCCGGCACCACAGGTACAGCCGAAGCCCTCCAGCGTCACGCCCAGCGCCCAGCCGGTCAAGGACGGCATCTGGTTACAGAACAGCCTCAACAGGCTGGGAGCAAGCCCCAAGCTCGAGCTGGACGGCATTGTCGGCCCCGCCACGCGTAACGCCGTGCGGGCCTTCCAATTGGCCTCAGGGATCGGCGTGGACGGCCTAGTCGGTCCGGAGACCTTCACAGCGCTCGATAAGGCGCTGGCGGCCGGCAAGCCCGTTCCGACCATGCCGGTCCCGCCGGATATCGTCCTGCCGCCGCCCGGCACACAGGCGCATGCAAACCTTGCTCCGACTTTTTGGGGCAGGGTGCTGGATCTCTTTAAACCCAAGGGCTGACCGTGGAAAATAAAGCGCAGATTGCTCAGATCATCGTTTCGGTGATCATCCTTGTGGGGTTCGGTGGGATTTCTCTTCTCGCAATGAAGCCCGGTCTGATCGGCGACGCCAACCAAAACGTGGTCCTGATGCTTGTCGGCCAATGGTCTACGCTTTCCGGACTCGCTGCCGGCTACTGGCTCGGATCGTCCTCCAGCAGCAAGTCCAAGGACGCGACCATTGAGAACATGGCGAACAAGTCATGATCGCTGTTCTTGCCGCGCTCCCCGCGATCCTGGGCGCGCTCGCCGGCATGGTCCCAGCCATCGTTCAACTGTTTACGCTGAAGGCGCAAAATGCCCAGCAGCTCGCAATGGCTCAGATCCAGCTCCAGGCTCAAAAGGAAGGCGTGGCTTTACAGGTCGATCTCGCTAACGCTCAGGCTGATATTCGACAGGCAGACCATATTTACAGTTTTGGCGCTGGCCTTAGTGGCAACAAATTTGTGGACGGACTGGCCGTATTTGTCAGGCCATATGTCACGCTGGTTTTCTTCCATCTCTGGATTCTTCTAGAGGTCTTCATGTTCATCTACGCGGTGAACAGCGGATACGACCTCGGGCAACTCGTCAAGGTTCTCTGGCCTGACGAGACCCAAGCGATGTTCGGCGCCATTATTGGTTTTTGGTTTGGTGACCGCATGATGCTTCGCGGGAAGCAGCAAATGGCGGCAACGCTCGCCGTCACTCAACCGAAAGGAACTTGAAATGGCTTGGTTTACTGGAATTGCCGGCTTCGTCGCAGGCGGCGCGCTGATCTGGTTTGGACGCGAAACCATCGAGAAAATGGTGATCGGCGCCAATGCCCTTTCGGCCAAGCTCCACGCGAAGGCTGACGCTATCTCGAACGCTGCGAAGCGCTAGGCGTCAGGTTGGCAGATGGTATGGCGGAAACAGATTGGGCGCGGCTTGGACTTGAGGCTGGGGCCTCATTGCTGTCTGGGTTTGGTGGACTCGTTGTCGGGGCTTGGAAATGGGGGCGTGACAGCGTGCGTGCAGAGCAGGCGGTCAAGGATGACTATAATTCCAAGATCAGGGCATTGCGCGAAGAAGTGAGAACAGCCATGGCAGCCCAAGCACAGAAGTCCGCTGATGGAAGCGACTTATTGGTCAGTCAGTTCAAGGAATCTTTCGAGGGCATGCGCCGACAGATCGATGAGCACAGGTTCTACACTGAACGGGACTTCGTGAAGAAAGAGGACTTCAAGGACTTCCGCGAAGAGTACCGTGACGATATGCGCGATCTAAAGGCCGCGATCGCCAGCATTCCAAGAAAACAGTGACCATCACGGGATGCCACAAGCCAAGCGCCGCGCAACATTTTTTCTCGGCGTGATCGTTGCCGCCATCTTCCTCTTATCTATCGCGCTGATCCTGCTGATGACACGGCCGGCTAGGGCGCTCGATCAAATCCCATGCTGGAAGGCCAAAGCCTTACTGGCATACGCCGGCAGCCCTGCTGAAGCCGAGAAGATCGCGCTCCAGCAGGGCTACACCAAATCAGAGATCGCCGAAGTTCGGCGCCGCTGCGGACTCTAGACCTCACAATTTCGACCTGACCGGCCGCCTTCACGGGCGGCTTTTTCGTGCTGGAGAACATATGGCTTTCGGAAAGCTCGGAGCTATGGGCCGAGGATTTGGCACTTTCGGTGCCTTTGGGGGACTGAGCAACAACCTCATCCGGTATGCTCCGGCGATCGACCAGCCTATCATCACGTCAGGCGGTGGTGCGGCGTCGTTCCCGACTATGACGCTTCACCAGATGAAGCGCATAGGGGACAACACAACTGCCGTCGACATGGATAACGACACCAAATTCCGCTATCTCGGAATGCCGACCGGCGTCCTTGTCCCCGACGCCGTGAACACCATGGTGGTGTCCTCGCTCATGCCGGGCGGGACCGCGCAGGCGCGGACGTGGGACACGCAGATCGAGATGCTGACATCGTCCAAGTATATTGCGATGTCTTGGACGCCCACCGTTTCGACTCCGCTCGTCTTGATTATGGTCAATGGTAAGTGGGTTTCTGCGGCATTCAATGCCACGGCTACGGCCGGTAGCGGCAGCTTTGTGATGCTGGAATTCCCGGATAACCGCGCACGTCGCGTTAAGTTCATCACGTCGGGCGGCAACAAGATTTTCGGATTCCGGACTGAGCTCGCCTATCCTCCGACGCGCCCGACCGGGAACACCACGGTTGCGGCAATGGTCGGGGACAGTCTGTCGGCAGGGTCAGGTACGCCTCCAACCGGCGCGACGTTCCTGGATGTCTGGCCGCACGCCGTCGCGAATATTCTTGGCTTTGATCATTGCTGCAATGCCTCAATTGGTGGAACGAAGTGGGTTGCAAGTGGTGCTGGGGACGTCGCGGTGTCTCATTTCGGCGGCGGGCGCATCACGCCGCTATTGACGACAAACCCGACTGCAATTGTTTTCGCTGGGTCTCGTAACGACAGCAATGCAGATCAGGCGGCGCTCGATGCGATCACTTCAGCAGTCAGCGCCGCAATGGACGCTGTTTCAACTGTCACCAAGCGCTTTGTCATGGGTACGTTCACGTCGCTGAGCCAAAACGCAGCCGTGCAGGCTGGCGCGGCGGCAAAATCTGTTCCGTTCGTCGACATGACGTATGGCCTCCAAGCAGCGGATCTCGGCGGAGATAGTATCCACCCAACCTACCAGGGTGCGATCAACCTACGGACCCGCATTGTGCCGGCGCTGCGGTCGGCAGGGTGCGTGCCGTAAAGAGAGGATCCAAGAATGAGTGTTCAATGGCTGCCGTCAGGCGCGGGCGACGTTCCATCTACTAGGATGGTTTCCCCTGATGAGGTATCTGTGTCCTTTGTGCCTTTTGAAGATTGCTCACCAGTTCTGCAACAAGCTTTGGTCCGAGCGACATCAGGTATTGAACTGTGTCAGAGACCGGGACGGCTAAAGTGGCTCCCGGCACGTCCTGAATAACGTGGACGTCCACGGTTTGCGGACTAATGGCACACAACAGCCGGTCAGGATTGGTGCGACCGGACGCCAAGGCATCAGCGGCCCGAGCGGTCATCTCAAATTGGGCTGCGACCTTCTTGAAGGTCGCGAGGTCTAAAATCGCCGCGAATGTTCCCCCGCGATCGGTAGCCAACTCAATTTTGACCATCTGACCGTCGCTTGAAATAAGCGGCTCGCGACTGGCAATTACCATGACCTCTGGCTTGTTCATTGATGCGCTCCCCAAAAGCGGCATCAAATCACGGGCTCATAGCTGGAGTCCACTCCCTCAGGGATCGCCGCCGCTGCTCTCAGGAGAGCGAACGCGCTCAGGGCTTTCGAACGATCCTTGCATCTTGCGTGTGGTGCCAGCGCGCGATCTGCTCGGGGCTGAGGCTGGCGTAGAACTGCTCCCATGCGGCCCTGAACGCCTTCTGTGCGGCTTCCAGGCTATCCGCTGATCCGCGCGTCCAAGCGGACACCGGCAGCGGGACGGTGATGTTCCAAGACCAGACGACTGAGCCGTGAACGTGATCCTCGGTCTTCCGGATGCGCCCGATAAGCCGCCCCTCGCGGTAGACGTGATAGTCTCCGTCCGCAGCCTGGCGCAGGGTGAGGGCGTGTTCGGTCATGTCTGCAACAGGCGCCAGACAATAGCGAATAGAACAAGGGCGATCATGCAGACTGCGGTTCTGCGTCCGATGCGGTTCACTTCTGCTCCAAAAACTCCAGCAACGACGCCGGCACCTCATCACCGATCCGCTCGCGCAATTCTTCGGCGATGTCATCTGTCACGTCGCGCGACCAGCCTTCGACGGTATTGAAGGCGACGATCCGGAGGGGATGGCTATATTGGCCCTCCATGAGGTCGCGGATCAAGGTTTCGCGGTCGGTGTCCTCTTCATCCGTTTCGCTCCAGGCGATGCCGGCCTCGTAGCGATTGAGTACCAGGTAGACATCATGGTCCGGGACGATTGAGGGGGAGCGACGCATTACATTTGCTCCGGGAAACCGGACTCAATGCGTCCAAACTTCTAGGGTTCCAATTAGGTTGTAACTCGCTTGCTCAGGGACAACGCTAGACAGTCGGGACGTCGCGCCAACGGCACTCTTCCCACGTTCCTCCATCCGGCATTCTCGCTGAGGCAACCCACTTTTGTTGCAAAAACGGCCGCGCCTCACCAATTTCTGGTCGTCCAGGCATCGGCACAAACCTCGTTTCCCAGCGCAATTCCGCCGTTGGCTTCAGTTCCGCCAAGTCTTTCCCGCAAACCACATAGTTGCTTTCTTCGGTCATTTCACTTCCCCACTTGTTGCCCAAGATCTTCAGTGCGCAGATGCAGAGCGGCGCGCGGCGTCAATTGAAGTCTCCCACCGAACGCGACTTCAACGTATCCTTCGCTTAGGGCCTCGCGAAGCTGCTCATTCCAGACGGGAGGAGGGCTGCGCCAATTGGCGGTTGGCACCAGGCCAAGGAATTTCTTCAGGCGCTCGTCCATCTCACATCCTCACGTTTCGCTTATCTGTGGGCACCCGTGGCCTTGGCCTGCCGGGCTGCGCCGTCCTCTTGCAATGACATAACGATGTCGATCCCCGCCTGAGATGTTGCCGGAATCCATTTTTCGCCATCGAATACGGCTTCATACGCATGCCAGTGCGGCGCCGGCTCGCTGCAAAAGCATGTCGTTTCCTCCGGCAACATTGCGATTTGGCCTAGAATATTTGTCATCGTTATCCCCTGTTTATAAATGCCACCAGCCCCAGTTCCGGTAGATCAGACCGGCGCCGTAGGCGAAGAAGACGAGGCTAAGGCCCGAGATTATCGTACCGCTCATCATCTTGAGAACCATTACATCGTGCTCGCTCATCGGGACTTCCTGCTCAAGAGTGGGTAAGGTTCGCTTCGTGCTCATCCAGCATATTCTTGAAGTCGTCGGCCGAAAGCCCCTCCGGAAGGTTGGCGCGCATGTCCTCAACGCCGCGCCGTTCCTCGAACCACTTCCAGAGCATGTTGAAGAAGTCGTCTTTAGCGCGCTCATTGCTCAGGAGTTCTCTTCTGAGTAAATCACTCTTAGCCCACCGCCTGAACTGCTCTACCGTTCCCAGAGCAATCCATTGGCCCGAGCCACCGAAGACCCCAACCTCCTCCTCAAGGGTAAGGTCGTCGAGTTTTTCAAGGATGTTCTTGTTCATCGAAAAATTTCCTCAAAAATGACTGCGCGTATTTTGCTGATTACATATTCTTTCGCCTCCTCATGCGTCATGTCTTCCGGCGATTCACCGCAAATGCAGTCTTGGCACATTTCTAGGACACGGACGGCATTGGCCAAACGCTCAGACAAGATTGTTTCCCGCGTTGATCCAGCGAACTCTAGTTGCTTGATGCGCAACTCAAGAGCGCGAAAAAGACGTGGTTGCGCTGTAAGTGCAACCTTCTCCCCATTTTTGTCGAACACTTCGCAATAATCCGGGGTGTCCTCATAGCGGAGTGGAAGATGGTCTTTTAGATCGCATTCCTCGCGCGTTTCGATCTCGCGCTCTTGCTCCAGCGTGATATCATTAGCGCCGCTATCGATCAGGTGATCGCCGTAGGTGATGCCCATTTCACATGCTCACTTGTTTGATGTCGCCAGCGACGATGGTTCATCCCATATGATGCCCTCGTTGCCGCACAGGTCGATCCAGCCATCCATATCTTTGACAAGATAGCTACCGCGTGTCGGGTGGGTGTAGCGGAAACCGCATTGCCGCCAGCCCGCCGCCTCGGCAAGCGCCTTCGCCCTCGCAATGTCCACCTCGGTGGCATGATCGAAGTCAGTCATTGTGGTTCACCCCATCTCCGACCTTGCCGCAGTAGCAGCATATGCCGCTCACGTCGTATCGAAACTTGCCGATGGTGGGCGTATCACAGTGGTAGTAGCGCCACCAACAGCGAATGCGATAAATCCAGCGCAT